CATTGCAACTGTGCTGAAGAAAGGATCTGAATGGTCAAAAGTAAGATCAGGAAATGTTACAGGATATGTAAAAAATCAGTATCTTGTATTTGGTGATGAGATTAAGAACTTTGCGAAACAAAATGTGAAGAAAGTGGCGAAAGTTCAGACGGAAACATTAAGAGTTCGTAAGAAAGCATCTACGGATTCAAAGATTGTTACATTGGTATCTGAAGATGACAAATTAAAAGTAAAGAAACAGACGGATGACTGGGCAAAAGTTAAGGTCGATGGTCAGACAGGATATGTGTCAAAAGATTATGCAAAAGTAACATACTCTTTTGGAAAAGCGAAATCCATGAAGCAGATTCAGGCAGAGCAAGAAGCGAAAGAGGCGAAGAAAAGAGCAGAAGAAGCAGCCAGAAGTAAGTCTGAAAATGAATCAGTATCCACAACATCAAGCGGTCATACTTCTGATGATGGAACAACATCTGGAAGTACAACAGGTTCCGCACAGACAACAAAGAAAGCTTCCGTATCCGTGTCATCTAGTGGTTCATCAGCAACAGGAAGCAGGATCGCAAGTTATGCACAGCAGTTTGTCGGAAATCCATACCGATATGGTGGAAACAGTTTAACTAGCGGAATTGACTGTTCTGGATTTACGCAGCAGGTTATGGCGAAGTTTGGATACAGTATCAGTCGTACGAGCAGTTCCCAGTCTGGTGATGGAAGAGCAGTATCTACGAGCAATTTAAGAGCTGGTGATCTGGTATTCTATGGAGATGGTGGAAGCATTGATCATGTGGCACTTTATATCGGCGGTGGTCAGGTAGTACATGCAAGTAATTCCGCACCATATCCGCGAGGAGGAATTAAGATTTCAAACGTAAATTACAGAACACCAATCTGTGCAAGACGTATCATAGGATAGCTAGAAAAATTATCAATACAGTATTTATATGGAAAGAGCGTAAAAGGAAGATTCATGCAGAATCATTCTTGTGCGCTCTTCCTTTTTTGATATACCAGACATGAAAATAAAAAATTATATTTCCTATATTGACAGAAGAACATCATGTTTATAGAATGTAAAAAGATATATTTTGGTTAGAAAAATAAAGATAGAAAAGAGATGTAAAAAGAAAAAGATGAAACAAAGACGATTTACAAACAAAAAGCTGATCGCCCTCATGTTACCACTGGCAGTTGATCAACTTTTAAATTCGTTTATGGGTACGGTAGATACCCTTGTAGTCAGCAATTTAGGATCAGCAGCGATTTCTGCTGTCAGTCTGGTAGATTCCATTAATATTCTGGTAGTTCAGGCGTTTTTTGCACTGGCTTCAGGTGGTACGGTTGTTTGCTCTCATTATCTTGGATGTGAGAAGAAAGAGAGAGCAACGAATGCAGCCAGGCAGTTAGTGTTTATTACATTCGCAATGTCACTGGTCATTGTGATCGCGTGTCATTTATTCAGCAATCAGCTTCTTGGAGTGATCTTTGGACAGGTGGAACCAGCGGTTATGGACAATGCGAAGAAGTACTTCTTCTTTTCGGCCATGTCTTATCCATTTATCGCATTGTACGATGATGGAGCCTGCATTTTAAGAGCACAGGAGAACAGCAAACTTCCGATGCAGATTTCTTTTGTTGCAAATGGCATTAATGTTGCATTGAATCTGATATTTGTATGGGTATTGCATTTGGGTGTAGCAGGTTCTTCTGCAGCGACGATGATCGCCAGAGCATTTGCAATGGTTGCGGTGCTTTATAAATTGAGAAATCCGAAGATGAAGATACAGCTTAGAGACTATTTTTCGATTCGTCCAGAATGGGAAGAGATCAAACGAATCTTACATATCGGAGTTCCATCAGGAATTGAAAATGGAATGTTCCAATTTGGAAAGCTTGCGATCCAGTCAACGGTATCTTTGATGGGAACGGCGGCGATCGCGGCACAGGGAATGACCAATATCATCGAGAACTTGAATGGGATCATGTCGATCGGAATGGGGATCGGATTGATGACAGTCGTTGGAGAATGTCTTGGAGCAGGAGAAAAAGAAGAAGCAGTCTATTATATAAAGAAGATTTCCATTGCAGCAGAAGTTGTATTGATCGCTACATGTCTTTTGATGTTTGGGCTTACTTATCCGATCACATATTTTGGAGGCATGGAACCAGAGAGTGCAAAACTTTGTATATTCATGGTAACATGTATCACAATCGTAAAACCAATCGTGTGGATCATGGCATTTATTCCACCATATGGATTCAGGGCAGCAGGGGATGTTAGATTTACAATGACGACCTCCATGCTGTGTATGTGGTTTTGCAGAGTCGTGCTTGCCATGGTACTTGCGAGAGTTTTTCATATGGGACCGATCGCAGTGTGGATCGGAATGTTTACAGACTGGACGATCCGTGGAATTATTTATACAATACGATTTAAAAATAGAAAATGGCTTGCTCATCAGGTGATCTGATGTTCGTTGCGGATGATGACGGTTCGTGTTATACTGAAATGTATTTGAATGATCAAGAAATAATATAGAAGGGATACAAATAAAATGAAAGTATCAGATTTTACATTTGATTTACCAGAAGAATTGATCGCTCAGGATCCACTTGAGGACAGATCAAGTTCCAGATTATTAACATTAGATAAAAATACAGGAGAGATCGGACATGATGTCTTCCATAATATTGTAAATTATTTAAAACCGGGAGACTGTCTTGTGTTGAATAATACAAAAGTAATTCCTGCAAGACTGATCGGAGCCAAAGAAGAAACTGGCGGTAAAGTTGAAGTTTTACTTCTCAAGAGAAAACAGGACAATGTATGGGAAACTCTTGTAAAGCCAGGAAAAAAAGCACGTCCGGGAGCAAGGATTTCTTTTGGAGATGGAAAATTAGTTGGAGAAGTCATTGATGTTGTTGATGAAGGAAATCGTTTGGTGAAGTTTGAATATGAAGGTATTTTTGAGGAAGTGTTAGACGAACTTGGACAGATGCCATTACCACCATATATCACACATCAATTAAAAGACAAGAATCGTTATCAGACAGTTTACGCCAAATATGATGGTTCAGCTGCAGCACCAACTGCTGGACTTCATTTTACAAAGGAATTATTACAACAGATCAAAGACATGGGAGTTAATATCGCATATGTAACACTTCATGTTGGACTTGGAACATTCCGTCCAGTAAAAGTTGATGATGTTTTAGAGCATCATATGCATTCTGAATTTTATAGAATTGAAGAGGAAGATGCAGAACTTATCAATGAGACAAAGAAAAACGGTGGAAGAGTTATTTCTGTTGGAACAACAAGTACAAGAACTTTGGAATCTGTTGCAGAAGAAGATGGAACGCTGCATGCAAAGAGCGGATGGACAGACATCTTCATTTACCCAGGATACAAATTTAAAGTGATCGATGGACTTATCACAAACTTCCATCTGCCAGAATCTACATTATTAATGTTAGTTTCTGCACTCGCAGGAAGAGAACATATTTTAAATGCTTATAATATCGCAGTAAAAGAAAGATACAGATTCTTCTCTTTCGGGGATGCTATGCTAATAATTTAAACCAAAAGTTTACAAATGTAATGTTAATAATCAAATAATCAAATTTAGGTAAAAGAAAAAAGATCTGGGTTTTGAGCCCAGATCTTTTTTTGATGCAATAAAAATGGCAGCCACGACAACAAAGTGACTGCCACACACAGTTAACTAGAGAATACAAGGGTATGAAGCTTGCATTCTGATTGTAATTCCTTCTTACTTGGAACCTAAGGAGTAAACCAAGGAAGAAATTACCTGAAAAGAATTATATCATTTTCGGCTGTTTTGCACAAGCTATAAATAGAAAAACAATGATAGGAGGCTACTAAATGAAAAACACACGTTATGGGCGATATGCGAGTATGGAGATCAAAGAGACTATCATGGGTATATTGAGGGGTTCAATCAGGCAGTGCAAATTGCTATTGACATAAAAAATAAAACGTAATTTGCTTGGACAGTCCGTGTAAAATCTATGGAATGTCCGTGAAATATCTGCATTTTGTCCTATGGAATGTCCGTGGACACTATGCAGACAAAATAAAAAGCACCAGTTCAAAATTTCTGGTGCTTTTTATTTACCTGATAAAGGTTTGAGACAATCCATTTCTGAAAACAATTCGCTGAACCTTTCCATTGTAGATGTCTATATAATCAATCACATCGTGAGTAAACATATATAATATTTTAGGATCAACCGATGTGGCAAGACGCTTATAACTGATATAGTTTCGATTAGTCAGCTTTTGCGTAATGATAAAGGTGCTTGCTTTATCAACAAATTCTTCGTCTGTGATAGAATTATCAACGGAGTTTTTATTGACAATCCCTATTTTCTCATCAATTTCAGCGATCTTTGTTTCAATTTCCGTTTTCTTTGTCATGTAATCCTTTTCAGATATAGCCATATCATCATACAGATATAAGTTTGTAAGACGATCCAGAGCCCTATCAAGCTTTTTCTTTTCGGCTTTTAATATCGTGAGTGATGATTGCACCTCATCATTTTTCTTTGCTTTATTAACGTTAAATGATCTACCATAGATGTTTCCCACTACACTCGATGAAAGAATATTATATAAGTCGTTGAGCTCTTCCTGATCGATGCTTTTAATATCTGAAAAAGCATCTCCAGTCAAGAGTGCAGCTTGGAGATCGGCTGGGCTGTGAATGGAATCAAAGCCTTTTTGTGCGTTGAGCATATTCAGGATATAATTAAAGATAAATTCTCCAAGTACTGGGTCCGATGTTGATCTGCCACGGCATTTCGTTAGTGATCGCCGTCTTGTAGAACAAAGATATTTGGAATACTGCCAGGAACGATTTTTGTTTGAGCTGGTTGAGGTCATTTTCTTGCCGCAGTTTCTACACCAGCACAGACCACCGAACACATGAACATGAATACCTTTAACATATAAGTTGTGATCCGTAGCATATCTTTTATTACCTTTTAGGATTGCCAGAACTCTTTCCTTCTGATCATAAGAAATAATTGCGATATGATGATCTTCAATCATAATCCATTCCGATTTATCTTTAAGCTTCTGACGATTTCCAGCTTTTCGCTTATTATATTCGTAGCAGCCGCAGTACCACCAGCTTTTTAATATGATAGCAAGAGAAGGAGGCGACCATTCGTTCCCTGATCGTGTTCTGTATCCGTGTTCATTCATGTATCGAGCAAGGTATACAAGAGATTGAAGCTCTTCGTATTTGTCATGGATCAGTTTTACAGTGTTTGATTCATTAGCAACAATAAGGAAATCTTCTTCCTCTGGATCGTATTTATAGCCGTATGGAACTCTACCGCCATTCCATTTGCCTGTATTAGCACGAGAGATCATAGTCGCAGTCACACGTTCAGAAGTCATATTACGTTCAAGCTCTGCGAATACAAGGATGATCTTAAGCATAGCTTCTCCCATAGCGGTTGAAGTATTGAACTGTTCGTTTTTGCTGACGAAAGTAACGTTTAGCTCTTTTAATTCTTGATACATTTGAGCAAAGTCAAGAAGGTTACGGCTGATTCTGTCAATCTTCCAGACGAGCAGATGTGTAAAAGCTCCAGTTCTTATTTGTTCCATCATGTCTTGATATCTTGGGCGGATTGTATTTTTACCGCTGTATCCAGCATCTTCAAAGATTACATAATCGTCAGTATTAAGGATCAGCTTCGAGTATGCAATTAAATCCTTCCGTTGCATTGGTAAAGAATCCTTATCAACCTGTTGTAGTGTAGACACCCTTATATAGATTGCTACTCGGCACATCCGGGGAGGAGAGGGCGTTATATTAAGTGCAGATAAAGTATTCATAGGCTATCCCTCCTAAAAAACCGTCTGAAAATCAGGCGGCTAAAATCTTATCAATAGTTTCTTTTAATTCTATGTATGTGCATTTGATCGGATCCAATGTTAGTAATGATGGCAAAGTAATTGTTTTCTGCCTCGGCTTTTCTCTGTCGATGGTCTTGGTCGAAAGCACATAAAAATCCCACAAATTCATGTCGAGAGGGTTTGCACTAACACTCATAGCAGTGTAAACGCAGAATATGTATATATCACAGTTTCTTTGTAATGTAGCTTCCGGCTTATATTCTCCGGTTTCAGTCGGTATACGAGCTGGAGCAATGCTGAATGATATATGATCCGGGTGTTTGGCACTATGAGACTGGACGTATCCGGCGGCTTTTACCTCTACCCTATATTTCATATCATATAACAAGTCAAAAGGTCTCCACGGATCTCTGAACGACTCACAATCCGTTTGTATGATATCCAAAGATGATGCAACAATAAATTCAGCAAGCACTGAGCGGTTAATGTTATTTGTAAAATCTGAATATGCCCATCTCCAGAAATCATTGATCGTAATTGATTCTTTGGATCCATTGACCAAAAATGTTTCGTTACCAATATAAGTATGCATTTAATTTTTCCTCTTTTTCCATTCTTCTATACTGATAATTTTTTAGTATCGTCAGATTCAGTTTTTGGAAGAGTGGAAGCAATTCCGTCTATGTATGCAAGGACATTTTTCTGATAGCTGTCTGGTAGTTCCCTGAATTTGTCGATTAACTCTTTTTCTGATTGACTGGAAAAATCCAATTTAATAACGTTTTCAAGATCATTGCTAGGAGCATCATCTCCGAATACAAGCCAATCGAGAGATACGTTGAAATATTGAGCAACTTTTACTAATTGCTTTAATCCCGGTTTTGCATTTCCTTTGTTCCATATCGTAAAAATAGAGAGACTAAGACCAATAGCTTTAGCAAGATCTTTTTGATTCATTCCTGAATTTTCCTGTAATAAATTTAATCTGTCAACTACGTCCATTGTTACCTCGTTTCTAAAAAAATGTTTAAAATTTTTAATTACATATTTACAAATTAAAAATTTTAAATTATAATAAAGATGTTACAAAAGTAAAACACATTTGAAAATACAAAATAGTGGCGAAAAGTATTATACAAATGTAAATTACAATTCGATTTTACATTAAATTTATAGAATTGTAAACCATCCCGAAAGGAGGAGGTGCGATGAAAAGAATCTTGCCTAAATGGTGCAAGGATGCAAAGAAGGCGATGATTGATAAGGATATGAGCGTAGAAGAACTTGCACAGCTTACTGGAAGAACGAGAGTATACATTTCAGCTGTACTAAATGGGCGGCAGTCAGCACAGCCGGTAATGCAAGAAATCAGTGACATTCTTAACATAAAAATGGATACTACTCGTTACACAAATAAGTAATTATGTAACTAAGTACAGTATACCCAGAAAGGACAGACGGTAACATGGGAAAAGGCTGTAAGAAAACGAATGAGAACGTCTATTTTAAGGCGAGGAAAGAGGCAGCAAAGTATAACGAAAAGCTATATAGCCGAGAAGGAGCAAGCGAATTGTTGGGATTGTCCGTATCGACATTGGCTGATTACGAATTGGGTACGACAAAGGTTGTGCCAGTGGACAAAGTAATGCTGATGGCTGATCTCTATAATTGCCCTGAACTGAAAGCTGGATACTGCAAACATGAGTGTCCAATCGGAAAATCAATTCCAATGGCAACACAGATCAAAGGCTTGGAAGGGATCACATTAAGACTGATTAAAGAATTTGACGTGAAGAAGATCAAGGACATGAAGAACAGCCTGATCGGGATCACAGAAGATGGGATCATAAGTGAGGACGAAAAACCAGAGCTTAGGAGAATCCTGAAAATGCTGGACGAAATGGCATTAGCAATCAGTGAACTAAGACTTGTCGGGGAGAAAGTACTGAAAGGAGATCACGATGGATATTGAAAAAATGAAGAAGATCTTAAGCACAGAGTACGGAATTAACTCTCCAGAAGAGTTAGACGAAGCAATGAAAAGATCTAAGGGTATTGATCTAGCAATATTTACAATGCCGATCAACAAAATAAATAAAAAAGAGAAATAGGAGGAACAGAAGAGTGGGACAGATGACAGCGAAAGAATATCTTGAAAATGTTCAGGTAGGAATCGAAAACGAATTAATGAAAAATGTTCAGGCTTTGCCAGAAGGATTTAACAAACAGAGATTTATCCTTAACTGTACAACAGTTATGAAAGATAATCTGAAAGACTTTTCAGGAATTGATACAACATCAGTCGCAGTTACATTTGCAAAAGGAGCTTACCTTGGATTGGATTTCTTTAACAAAGAATGTTATGCAATTCCTTATGGGGGAAAGGTTAACTTTCAAACGGATTATAAGGGAGAAATCAAGCTTGCGAAAAGATATTCAAAGAATCCGATCAAAGATATCTACGCAAAGAATGTAAGAGAGGGAGACTTCTTCGAGGAAAGAATTGAGAACGGAAATCAGATCGTAAACTTTAGACCAGAGCCGTTCAGCGATAAAAAGATCATTGGTACGTTTGCAGTTGTGCTGTATAAAGATGGAAGCATGATGTACGATACAATGTCTGTTTCAGAGATCGAACACACAAGAACGTCATATTCAAAAGCTGCGAATAGCAAGGCATGGAAGCAGTCTCCGGGCGAAATGTATAAAAAGACAGTCCTTAGAAGATTATGCAAGATGATTGATCTTGACTTTGACAACATAGAGCAGCAGCAAGCATTTGACGATGGATCAGACTTTGATCCGAATAAAGAGAATGTTATTGACGGACAGGCAAGAGAGGTAGCAACAGACCCATTCAAAGCGAGTGAAGAGTCTACAGAAGCCGAAGAGGTTGATAGCCCACAGCAGTAAAGGAGAACAGCGGTATGAAGTTAACAAGCGAGAACTATTACAGTCAAGAGGCGAATAAAGAGTATATGTCAGTATCCCAGTTCAAAGACTTCGCTGGAACATACGGAAAGATGCCGTGTGAGTTTGAAGCGTTGGAAAAGCTGAACGGCAGATGGGAAACGAAAAAGACGACTCCGCTTCTGGTAGGTAGTTACGTTGATTCCTATTTTGAGGGAACTCTGGATCAGTTTAAGAAAGAAAATCCAGAGATTTTTACACAAAAAGGAGAATTGAAAAGCAATTATAAACAGGCTGAAAAAGTCATTGAGAGAATCAAGAGAGACAAATACTTTATGAAGTATATGTCAGGGGCAAAACAGGTAATTATGACAGGAGAGCTGTTCGGAACGAAGTGGAAGATCAAAATGGATAGCTACTTGAAAGATGTTGCAATCGTTGATCTGAAAGTTATGAGATCAATCACAGACTTGAAATGGGTAAAGGATATCGGATACTTAGACTTTGTAAGATACTGGGGGTACGACATTCAGGGTGCGATCTATCAGGAGATCGTGAGACAGAACACAGGGAAAAGACTTCCGTTTTATATTGCAGCTGCAACAAAAGAAGAAGAACCAGATATCCGAATTATTCAGATCACACAGAATTACTTGGATGAAGCGATAAATTCTGTTGAATCACACATCAAAAGGGTGCTTGAAGTAAAGAACGAAGAATCACTTCCAGATAGATGTGAGCTATGTGATTGCTGCCGACACAACAGAATATTGACACATCCTATTTCAATCGAGGACTTGGTAGCCGGAATTTAAAACGAAAGCGGTGTGGATATTATGGCTTGGATAAGCGTACATGAACAAGTTACAAGCGGAAAGCTTAGAAGATTAGCAAAAGAATTAAGATGTTCTCAAAATGAAGTCCTCGGGATGCTTGTAAAGTTTTGGCTGTGGGGGATCAGTAATGCAGACAGATATGGATATATTGAAGGAACTGACAAAGAAGATATTGCAGACGTAGTAAATATTGGAATTTCTAAAAATATTGATCCGGAAGAAGCAGTCGAAGCAATGATCCGAACAGAATGGATTGAATGTCGGGAAGATGGTTTATATATCCATGACTGGGAAGAATGGCAAGGGAACTGGTATGATGCGGTCGAAAGAAAACAGAGAGACAAAGAGCGTAAGAGAAAGAAGAGAGCAGAAAAAAGAGAACAGGAGCTAGAGAAAGAAAAGCAAAAGAAGATAGAAAAGGAGATTAAAGAAGAAAGCACAGAAGAAACTAAGGATACGAAGGAGATCAAGGAAGTTAAAGAGACACCGAAAAAGGAAAAAGGATACAGCAGCACTTTTGAAGATTTCTGGTCCGTATATCCACGAAAGATTGGAAAAGGCGATGCGTATAAGAAGTACAACGCAAGGATCAAAGACGGATGGAGCCCTGATGAATTAAAAGAAGCAGCAGAGAATTATGCAGAGCAGTGCGAGATAGAACACACGGAGAAGCAATACATTAAGTATGGCAAGTCGTTTTTATCGGACAGCACACCATTTACTGATTACTTGGGATCATCGAAGGTATTAGCCGAAGAGAAAGCTGGAACGAAACAACAGCAGATCAAGAGCCAGAAAGACAATGGAATACATAATTTTACCCAGCGAGATTACGACTTTGACGACCTAGAGCAGCAGTTACTAAAGAAACAATTTGAAAGCAGTTAACAGTTAAAAAAGGAGTAAACCATATGGAAGAGAAAGAAATGTTAATCAAAATCTATAATCAGCAAGACAGACTGGATGTAACACAGATCCTGATTAAAAACGGATACACAGTATCACAGGTCAAGAAGAAACGAACAGAAACAGGGAAAACAGTTGATTATTACTTGAAGATTAGACTGGATGAAGAAAACGCAAGCATAACGAAATAAGGAGATAGAAATGGACAGCGTAAGTTTTACAGTGTTAGGAGAGCCGACAGGAAAAGGAAGACCTAAATTTAATTCATACACGAGAAGTGCATATACTCCAAAGAAAACGGTAAATTATGAAACATGGGTAAAAATGGAGTATTGCAGACAGTGCAACAATCAAAAGTTTCCTGACGATGCAATGATCGAAATGGAGATCACGGCATACTATCAGATCGCCAAGAGTGACAGCAAGAAAAAGAAGCAGATGAAATTAGACAATATGATCCGACCAACGAAAAAGCCAGACATGGATAATATCGTAAAGATCATAGCCGATCCATTAAATGGGATCGCATATCACGATGATTCGCAGATTGTTAACTGCTCGATCAAGAAATTCTTTTCAGATCATCCAAGAGTAGAAGTGAAAATAAGAGAGGTGTAAAGATGGAGTTAAACAAAGAAACAATACATATTACAGATGATATATTTCTGAGACTGAGAGCAGACATGGATAAAGCAATGCAGTATCTGCTTAGTAATATGATCCAGAAAGAGAGTAGCGACGGGAAAATTAGTGTAAATATTTCTGTAGGTCTGGTTCCAGAATATGTAGCAAATGCCAATCATAACTATGGAGAGCCGGAATCAAGATTGGTATATCATCCAAGATTTGAGCATGAGATCAAAACAAAAATGCAGTTTGAAGAGAAAGAAAAAGGTATGAACTATCTTGGAGAACATGAGCTGTACTATGACGAAGGTAAGAAAGAATACATGGTAAAGCTGGTAACAAATACCGAACAAATGTCTATGTTTGACGATGAATTCAACAGGGGGGGGAGTAGACGATGGGCTTTAAGATTTACACAGAAGACTTCAAGCACAAGGTCGCAGAAGCGTATAACAGCGGCATGAAAATATCAGATGTTGCGGAAATGTTTGGAGTATCAACCAGTGCGGTAAGTAGCTGGGCGAGTGGTAAGAAAGACAAACGATTAATATTTTCTGTTGATCAAAAGAAAGAATTTGTAAAGTATCGGATACAGCACAATATTTCACATGAAGATATGGCAAAGCAGATAGGAGTTGTCAAGGATACTTTCAAAAACTGGGAAAACGATTACTTCTATGAAGTTATGGAAGAGATCAAGAGAGAAAACCGAAGATTCCAGAAGAAAGAGAGATTCGGAAAAACAAACTGGACTTATGTAGGAACAGGCGGTTATTTCTCATAGCAGCGACAACCAGACAGCTTAATTTTCTATCCGATGGATCCTAAGAAACTATTAACAAGTTATTTGTAAACTATCAAAAAAAGGAAACTGTAAACATATTTTTTCGATGTCTTGTGAATTTGCATAAACTCAAGATTTGATCATTACAATTATTAAATTTCACGAACGGAATTACAAAATCATACATAGGATCAATCAAATAAATAATTTATAGAATCGGGCGAAATAAAGAGAATAAGCGATCAGATAAATCTTTTCATAGATCGGATAGAAAATTAAGTTGTCTGGGTAGTATAGAAAGGAAAGGTACACAGTTAATGGAGAAACAAGGAGTATTACAATTTGATATTGAGGGAGAATATCTTACATCACTTGCTAGAGAATGGTTTTATGTAGAGGGCAAGGGATACGACAAGTGCATAGAGCTGTTAAACGGTTGCATGAGTGGAACTGATGAAACCAAAGAACAAATTATAAGACATGCTGAAGATCTTTTGCTTGGACGTGCAGCGTTAAAAGGCAGCACAAGAGAAGATTCTTACCATCTGGAGATATATGGACCTGGAAGCGAAGAAAAAATGCCAGAATATATGAATGTATGGGATATTGTGGGAGAGCAAAAGAAAGTCAAAGATGAATTAGAACATTATAAAAGGCGTTGGGACGTTGCAATGAAAATGATTCCTAGATATCTAAAAAAGAGAATTGCTGATGAACTTGATGAAGAGATTATAGACACACAGCCGGTAGTATCAAGAGAGTTAGATAGTTATATGAAAAGAATGCTTGATACAGAGGAACATACAACCAAAGATTATGGCTGGTTAGAACCAAGCGGAAAATTCCATGCGGTAAAATGGGGAGATCATCAAAAGTGGGCTTATGAGTATTTAGAAAGTAAGGTAAAAAATGACGAAGAATATTCAAAGCTGCCGAGACTGTATGAAGCTGGGGATTCATTAATAAAAGAAGGTTGGATACTTCTTCACAATCCGTCACAGGGAATTGCAATTGCAACAAAGGATTCAGGCAAGGATTATACAAAAGCACAAAAGGAGTTCTTATTCGATTACTACATTGAAAGGAATTGCGAGAAAGAAGCTAATGACATCTGGAAGGAGCGTGAACAACTATGATGGTAGCAGGCTATGAGCATGAGGGCTTTGTAATTCCGGACGAAGAGTCTAAGGATTATATCTGGAAGAAAGTAAGAGGAAATGAAGAAACAAAAACAGAACTTCTCGAATATATGTGGGATGTGATCATGGATGATAGAAAAGAGAGAGAAAAGCTGAAAGAGTGGTTCTTTGATGGAGTTTGTCATCTTGTAGAGTGTGACGATCAGGGAAGAGTCAAGGGATACTTTGAGCAGTAAATAGGAGGTATGAGAATGAACGAACAGATTACAGTAAATCTAAATAATTTAACCGAAGAAGAAAGAGAACAGTTCAAAACGCTGGTAGATAAAGGAAGAGGGAAATCAAGTAGAGAAAGTTGTGTCTGGAAACCAAAAAAAGGGGAAGTTTATTATTATATAAATGATTGTAATGTTTCGATTGCAGATTTTTGGAACAATGTTTATGTAGACAAAGATAGATGGAAGATAGGAAATATATTTAAAACTGAAAAGGAAGCGGATTTCGCAAAAGAAAAAGCAAAAGTAAAAAGAGAACTGGAAAGATATGCTTTAGAACATAACGACTCAGAAAAAGAGGCATGGGATGGAAATAATTTTCACTTCGAAATAGCATGTGGGTATCTTTCAAAAGAATGTATCTGTGTATCAACAAATACGGGTCCTTACCGTGGAGAATCTATAACTTATTTTACATCTAAGGAAATCGCGGAGGGTGCAATCAAATCTGTTGGAAAAGACCGAATCTTGAAATATTTGTTCGGTGTAGATTGTGAGGAGGAAACAAATGATTAACAGTAATATCTTAAAGGCCTGGAATGAAGAAAGAATTAGGTATCAGATACGATATGCAAAAACCTGTATTGAATATCACGAAGATCCTGAGAATTTAGATATTAAAGGACATATGCACGAACAAAGCTGGGTGTTGATTAATGTTTTTGGGCTATCATCCAAACAGGTTGAAGAAGTAGAACGAGAGGATGGTTTTACAAAAGACGATATCCTTAGCCCTGAATTTGAAAGGTGGTGTCGCTTATGAATTTGGAAGAAACTATCATATTTGCAAATAACATGGTAAAAACCAAGTATCATCATGGAATGGTTCAAATGGGAAATCTTAATGACGATGAAGCGAATTTCTATTTTGAAGAAGCAAAAAGTTATAAACAGCTTGCGAAGTGGTTGGAAGAACTGAAAGAGCTAAGAGAATACAAAGAAAAATACCGATGGCATGATCTAAGAAAGAATCCTGATGATGTGCCTGATGTTCCGCATCCTGAAAGTACATGGTTTGAAGTTGTTCAGGAAGATAACGAAGAAGAAATTCCGAGGGCGGCAATGCAGTATGACGATGAATATGGTTTCGGATTTTATCAAGAAATTTATGCTGCACGAAGTTTTGGATATGTAGATACAGAGTTTAAAACAGTAGAAGAGTTAAATCTAGCACCGGTCGTAGCATGGAAAGCAATCGAAGAATTTGAAAGTGAGGAAGAAGATGCTGATATTAACAGAAAATGAAGAAATAATAAATTTCGATAATATCGCAACTGTATTTCTTAGCGTAGAGACACCAGAACGTGCAGTTATTACCACAGGGCAACACAGATATGCTGTTAACTGTGAATTATTAAATGGCGAACAATACGCTATTAAGGAATATAAAACAAAGCAAGAAGCAAAAGAAGCGTTAGATAAAATCCTGAACCAGTGTGACAGAGGACATAGGGTAATTAGAATCTAAAGGAGTGGGAACGTGATTACAAAGACACAATTCAAGGATGCAGTTAAAAAGGCAATCATTTGTACAATTATGAGCCATCCAGAAAGAATCAGCGATAATTGTATAAACGACGAAGAGATAGCAGCAATCTTAGTAAGATTTTGTGAAAAGATTTTTAGAAAAGTATATAGAGACAAAGAGGAATCAAAAGAATGTATAGATATAAATGAGGTAGATGAAATATACGTTATCGCATTTGATTGTCTGTACAAAGATGATGGAATAACACCAAATTATGTAATATATCAAGAAAATATGTTGTGTTTAACAAGTATAAATGCTTTATATGAAATTTTAAGAAGCAAAATCGAAGATGATTATTGCGAATTAGAAAGAGACATTGACGGCTTATTAAATATGTGGAGTGACGACTAACAAGGTGGAATAAAGGAGGTTACAGAACATGGGAAAGACAATAGAAAAAATAGAGAGTGTAGCAAAGACGTTAAATGGACAACACATGCCGAAACCTTACGAAGTGTACAAACACTTTAAAGGGAACTTATATGTTGTCCTTAATGTTGCTCGCCATACAGAGACAAATGAATTGCTTGTAGTATATGCTGCTACAAAAGAAATGCAAAGAATCTATGCAAGACCATTAGAAATGTTTATGAGCGAGGTCGATCACGAAAAATATCCTAACGTGAAGCAAAAATACAGATTTGAAAGCATAATGGAGGGTTAATTTATGATCATCGGATTTTTAAGTGGATTATTCATCGGATCAGTAGCTGGTGCAACAGTAATGACTTTATGTCAGGCAGCGAAAGAGAGGGATGATCTATGATCTATAACAAAATATTGGCTTATGCGTTTTTCATGGTAGGAATTATATCTATAATTGCATCAAAAATATATGAACGTAAAAGAAAGCCATTTACAGCACTTAAATTAAATACAGCATTTTGGGCATGTATGATACTTTCGGCTTATTATTTTTCACTGATATAGAAAGGCGTTAATTATGTTTAAAGTAAAGAAGAAAGCAACAGGAAAGATTTACACAGTATTTGCTGTCCAGAAAGATAAATTCGAGTGTACGGAATTTCTTATTTACGATGATACATGGGGCTGGGTATGGCGATCTCCGTTAGATTATGTGCCAGTGGAGGTAGAGAATGAATAAGCGACAGGCAAAGAAGGAAAGAGATAAGCTAATAATAGCAGGAAGAACGTATAAAGGAACAAGACTTAAGAAAAGGCACGACAAGAAAATTTGGGGAATGTTAAAGAAAAATTTCGACAACTGCGAAAAATTAAGATCACTAACTCTTTATAATCAACGCAAAAAAAACAGAAGATATTACACTGAAAAATGGGAGGAAGAAAATTTATACCAAGAATGTAGAAGTTGCAGACATAAATATTCTACACTCGAATGTGAATTATGTGTAGATTTTGATATGTACGAGGAGGCTCTATGACAAGAGAAGAAAAAGTAACACAATTAGGCGATCGCTGTAAGAAAAGATCTTGCATGTGGTGTGGATGCAGAGCTATGTGTGAACAAGTAAAACAACGTGACAGTAGATATATTTTCTTAAATATGACGGATGAAGAATTAGATGCAAGCTATGAGCTTATGTTTGGAATTGAGCCAAAGGACCAGGAACCGGATAAAATTGAATATGCATATAGTATAAGAGAGTATGGTAATTTCATTGGAGAATACGATTCCATAGAAGAATGTATAGAAGATGCGAAGCGGATTGAAAATATGAAACCTGGGGACATAGTGTTTGTTGGAAGAGCAGTAAAGCCAGAGATTAATGCTGGTATGTTTATGGATGATGTTTTGGATCGCATTGAAGAACATATGTATTTTGAATATGACGAATGCGCAGAAGGATTTGATATATCAACCAGAGAAGGAAGAGAAGAAATATTTGCTAAGTATGAACAGAAAATGACAGATTTATTTAATGAGTACATAAAAGAAATCAAACAGGTGCCTGATTTCAGCGAAGTTGTAGATGTTAAGGAAATAGTAATTGAGTAAAGGAGAGATGCATATGGAGCGATTAACAGAATATAGCTGCGGAGTGGCAGTTATCAGAAATAAGAACCTTATCAATAAGGCAATGTATGATCTTGCACACTATGAAGATACAGGGTTGACACCAGAAGAAGTCAAGGCATTGAAACAGGAGAGTAAGAATGTTCAGGTGGATTATTCCTTGCTGGAGTATTATAAAACATTAGGAACACCTAAAGAGTGCAGAGAGGCACGAGAAAAACAGAAGCCACACAAGATTAAGTTCAAACAATGGGAGGATACAAAGTGTGTATGCGGATATGAGTTCTCAAGAGACCTTGGGGATGGATACCATGACATTCCGATCGAAAGAAAAACGAAATACTGCCCTGATTGCGGTCAGAAATTACAGTGGGATGAATAAATAAAAAAAGCCGCTTCCTAAGAAACGACTACCAACAACTAACTAAATTATATCATTCAAATATGATCAATGTCAATTTAGGAGGGCGGCATAATGGGAAAAGAAAACATTCTTACACAGAAAGAGAAGGCAATCGTAAAAGAAGCAGTAAAAGCATACAGAGATACCATACTGGATGAAGAAAAAAACGTAGATAAGATTCTTTCGAAGAACATCCGTAAAATGCTTACGAATTACAGAAGGACGAAAGCAAAGCTGGCAGATGAAGCAGTGCTAACGAAAGAGGAAGAAAGAGAGCTTAGATATGAGTGTATAAAAGACCTAATGGGGAATGTCGATCAGCAGCTTATGAAAAGTGAAAGACGGATCATGCGTAATGAAGAAGAAAGACGTATGGAACTGTTTAAGATTAAGCAGTTAGAAAGAGCAGTTGAAATGTACAAAAAAGAGTGCGATGAATCATCCAGTTATGAAGATTTAAGAAGATGCAGAGAAATTTACGGCTTATACATAGATAAGGAGAAGAAATCAGTATCAGAAATTGCGGAAGAAGAGAGAATCAGCGAGAAAACAGTGTATAAAGACGTAAGTGTAGCATGTAAAATTATTGCTGTATATTATTTCTAAAAATCCCTAAAAATGTAGGCTTAAGAGATATTAATAGCAATTAGAAAAATATAAAATTTGATGGTAGAAAATTGGTAGGTACTAATTAGAAAATAAAAGTGCTAATATGATATTAGTCTAAAAACCAAACTTTATTGATTTAGTAAAAATAATAATATCATTTGAGACTCCTTATGAAATTATAGGGAGTCTTTTTATTTAAGCAAATGAATGAGAGGTGGTGATATGCCAAGGGCAAGAGATCCTAATAGAGATAAAGCCTATGAAATATATAAAAAACATAAGGGAAAGATCCAAAACAGAGAAATTTCTAAAATACTTAAAGTTCCAGAAAAAACAGTAAGTGGATGGAAGTGTAAAGATAAATGGAATGAAAAAATGAATGGAGTACTCCAAAAGAATACGGAGTACTCCAAACAAAAAAATAATAGCCAAAGCAAATCCGGTGTTGAAGAAGTTAGACAGGTTATAGAAAATCCTGAATTAACAGATAAACAGCGGCTTTTTTGCATTTATTATGTACGTTGTTTTAATGCTACAAAAGCATATCAAAAAGCCTATCAATGTAGTTATGAAACTGCTATGGTTAATGGATCTATGTTACTAAGAAATACTAAGATAAAATCAGAGATCAATAGTCTTAAACAAAATCGTCTTAATCGTGAATTTCTATCGGAAGAGGATATTTTCCAAAAATACATGGATATCGCTTTTGCTGATATTACGGATTATGTCTCGTTTGGAACAGAAGAAGTAGCAGTAATGTCAATGTATGGACCTGTGGAAATAAAAAATCCAAAGACTGGAGAAAAAGAAATACTAAAGCAAACAGCAAATGTCGTTAGATTCAAGGATTCTACAGAAATAGACGGAACGATTTTATCTGAAGTAAAACAAGGACGTGATGGTGCAAGTATTAAATTAGCTGATCGCATGAAAGCTTTGCAATGGTTGTCAGATCATATGAATATGGCAACAGAAGAACAAAAAGCTAAGGTTGAACAAATGAAGGCTCGAACAGAGCAAATTCAGCATAGTGGAAATAATAATGAATCTGATGCGGTTCAATCTTGGATGGATGCTGTAAAAAAAGCGAGGGAATCAGATGGATGATAGAGTATTACATGATTTCCTTGTAGAGAGTATTCCTTTATGGCAGCAGAATCCAGTTCAATTTTTTGAAGAAGTTCTTTCCTTTTATCCAGATGAATGGCAAAAAGAAGCAGCATTTGCTTTAAGAGATAATCCAAAAGTAACGATAAAATCCGGACAGGGTGTTGGAAAAACAGGATTTGAAGCTGCAACATTGTTATGGTTTTTAAGCTGTTTTGAGAATGCAAGAGTTGTTGCAACAGCCCCAACACTGCACCAGTTGAACGATGTTCTATGGGCAGAGGTTTCAAAGTGGCAAAGTAAATCTCCGTTATTGAAGGAGATACTACAGTGGACCAAAACAAAAATATCTATGATTGGCAGCAAAGAACGTTGGTATGCAGTAGCAAGAACAGCAACCACTCCAGAAAATATGCAAGGATTCCATGAGGATAATATGCTATTTATCGTTGATGAAGCTTCTGGTGTTGCAGATCCGATCATGGAAGCAATCTTAGGTACTCTGACAGGATCAAATAATAAATTGCTACTTTGTGGAAACCCGACAAAAGCAAGCGGTACATTTTACGACAGCCATACATCGGATCGTAAATTATATTATTGCATCACTGTAAACTCCGCAGAGTCTAAAAGAACTAATAAGGACAACATTGATTCTCTGATCAGGAAATATGGAGAAGAAAGTAATGTTGTCAGAGTCAGAGTAAAAGGATTGTTTCCTAAACAGGATGATGATGTTTATATGCCTTTGGAAATGTTGGAAGCATCGATCATCCTGGAAGAGATACCACCAGCTGATATTTGCACTTTGGGAGTCGATGTGGCCCGTTTTGGTGATGATGACACAGTGATCGCAAGAAATATGAATAACAAGATCACACTAGAAAAGATTAGGCATGGTCAAGATCTAATGAAAACTGTAGGAGATGTTGTTGTAGAGTGTAGGAATATCAAGGAAAAGTTTAAATATAAAAAAACAATATATGTGATCATAGATGATACTGGTCTTGGTGGAGGAGTAACAGATCGTTTGAATGAATTAAAATCGGAAGGAAAGCTATCTGGTGTAGTTATCGTTCCGGTTAATTTTTCTGCTGCCGTTCCAGACAAGAAAGCAGCAGAAAAATATCATGATATCACATCTTATGCATGGTCCATATTAAGAGATATGTTAGAAGAAAAAGAAGCAGTATTACCAAATGATACAGAGCTTATCGCACAATTAAGTGCGAGAAAATATGATCTTAGTTCATCAGGGAAGATACGACTAGAATCAAAAAAAGCAATGAAAGAACGCATCGGAGAGTCTCCGGACCGGGCAGATGCTGTTGTTTTATCTTGCTACAGAAACAAAATTAAACCAATCAGTGTTCCAGGAAGTGATGTTGGAACAAAAGATAGTTACTGGAGGTGAAATAGCATTGTATGATGAAATAGGTCGCATCGGTCAAAATCGGTGGGGCGGTAGCTTTTACGAAGAATTTCTCCTAGAGCTGAGAGGACAACGAGGAGTAAAGGTATATACAGAAATGGAATCTAACGACGATGTGATTGGAGCAATCATATTTGCGTTAGATACATTGCTTAGACAGGCACAGTTTTCCGTAGAGCCACAGGGAGACGATCAAAAGGACATAGAGGCAGCAGAGTTTGTTGAGTCTTGCATGAATGATATGCAGACCACATGGACTGATACAGTCTCTGAAATCCTATCATTCCTTACATACGGCTGGTCGTATCATGAGATCGTATATAAGAGGAGATCAGGGCGGACAGGAAATCCTAAGACGAACAGCAAATATGATGATGGTTTAATCGGATGGAGAAAGCTTCCTATCCGATCACAGGATTCTCTGTATCAGTGGGAGTATGACAATGAAGATAATCTTATCGGCATGACCCAAATGCCACCGCCAAACTTTGGGCTTTATACGATTCCACTGGAAAAGGCAATCCATTTCAGAACCAGATCCAGAAAAGGAAATCCAGAAGGACGAAGCATCCTCAGAAATGCTTATCGTTCCTGGTACTTTAAAAAAGGGATTCAGGAATTTGAAGGGATCGGGATAGAAAGAGATCTCGCTGGTATACCGATGGTCACACCACCAGAAGGTGTTGACTTGTATAATCCAGATGATCCCGAAGGTTCAAGATTGTTAGCATGGGCAAATAGCCTGGTAAAGAATGTCCGACAAGACAAAAGTGCTGGAATCGTGTTACCACCGGGATTTAAGTTCGAGCTTGTTTCCACAGGTGGAAGCAGACAGATTGATACGAACGAGATCATAACTCGTTATGATAGCCGCATAGCAATGACAACGCTTGCGGATTTTATTCTGTTGGGGCATGAACACACTGGATCATTTGCACTGTCCGATGATAAGACAGAGTTATTTGCTGTAGCGATTGGATCATACCTTGACATTATCTGTGAAGCGTTTAATAACCAAGCGATCCCAAGATTGATTGATCTAAACGGAGAACATTTCAAGGGGATCACAGACTACCCGAAGATGGTTCACGGAGATATTGAAAAGATCGACATGAACAAATTAGCACAGTACATCCAGACGATGGTTGGCACTGGTGTATTGATCCCAGACGACGAATTGGAAACATATGTTCGAGAAGCCGCCAATTTGCCGCCAAAGGTAGCTGACGATGAAAGATTCATTGATCCTGATAGAGAAGATCAGCAGACAAATGATCTTGGATCGCAGGGAAATAATGTACACCCAGAGGACAATCAGGACGTTGCCGAAGATGTTGGAAAGGTACAGGAAGCCAAGAAACGATTAGGAAGGAGCTGATTATATGTTCCTATTCCGAAAGGTTAAGAAGCGTGGATCGATGAAGCCAAATGATGTGAAAGAAGCATTAGAGAGGTTTCTTAATAGCAGCAGTCCAGAATTAACACGCTTGCTGGTCAGGTATTGGAAGGATCAGCAGACGGTTTTTACATTTAAAGAGATCAGAGAAGCTATTCAGGCTGGTGTGATCTCCAAGAAATCTGTAGAAGAATGGCAACAGGATTATTCAAAACTGGTTCATGATAAGATTGCACCAGAGATGGTTAAAGCAATGAAAGCTGGTGCTAAAAATCAAAACCAGCACAAAGGAATAGACATTGGATATAAATTTGATGCAGATCATTGGGCGGTATCTGATTGGTTGGAAAATCACACAGCTGAGCTTGTAACGAATTGTACAAGAGTACAGAAAGATGCAATTCAGTCAATGATCGATATCGGAATAAGAAAACATATGGGAACAGATGAGCTTGCAAGGTTTATCCGTCCCTGTATTGGTTTAACAAAGCCACAGACTCAGGCAGCTATGAAGTATTATGAGACGATCAAGGCAGAGTTGGAGAAGAAACACCCAAGAACAAAGCCAGAAAAGATTGAACAGATGGCAAGAGACAAGCAGATGAAGTATGCAGAACGTCAGCTCAGAGAAAGAGCAAAGACGATCGCACAGACCGAAAGAGCATTTGCCTATGAGTATGGCAGATACCAGCATACAAAGAATCTTGTCGATCAGGGTATATTACCACCACAGGACAAAAAATGGTCCGCAACGGACAGTGAGAATACATGCAGCACATGTAGAGAACTGAACGGCAAAGTTGTTGGAATGGACGAAGAATTCACTCCAGGAAAGTTGCTTCCGCCACTGCATCCGAGGTGTAAATGCTGTGTGATGTATGTCGATTCAAAATCTATGGCAGCAGCGTATGAAGCAGAAGATGATGAACTGAGAGAGTACACTACAGAAGAAATAGAAACTTATGCTGGTAAAATGTCAGAGATCGCAGATAAACATCTTGATCTTGAAAACTCCTGGAGTGGAAAGGTCGTAGTCGATGATAATTCTGGTATTTATGGAATCCAGTGGAACGGAGATATTATAACCAGACATGAAACAGCCCCACATATTTTGTTACATGAACAGTTACACGCTAGATCAGTTACAAAATATGATCGTAAAATGTATAAACAGTATGAGAACATGGAAGAGGGTTCGGTACAGTTTGCAGCACAGGAGATTAGCAAGAAAGAGAATATACAAATTCTTGAATCACAGTACGATCATATGACAGAAGCTTTAAGAAATATAAATAAAGTTGCTGGGTTATTTAAAAATGATTATGATTTTGCAATGAAGCTTATTTCTGTTCCGTTACCAGATAGGTATGACTGGCTGAATAATATGATCTATGATAAAATGATGTTATCAGGAAATATTGAAGATTATCAGAAGATATCGCACTGGATGGAGGCTTTAGAAAATGGAAAAACATCTTGAATTAAAAGAAAGATTCGATCAGCTAATGAAACAAGATATGGATGTATCAGAACACGAACAAGAATGGTTTGAATTACTGGACGACATGCATGAATGGTTAAAGGATAAGACAATTCCGAGAAATATTCGTAGGCAGTTTGAACCTTTAGGGATGTTAGAAGTAACTATGAAAATCTGTGACGGAATCCATTATGCAAATGGAACTGGACGATATGCAAAGAAAGAAGAATGATGAAGTACAAAGCAATAGAGTAGACAGTTCAGGCGGTGCAGATCACAGCTGATATTGATATGATCGCCCCTGACTGGTTCACAAAGAAAATGAATACCGAAGAAATTATGATAGATCGTACACAGCGTGACGGAGCAATCTCCGTTATTGGATGTACGATCTATTTTAATGCACGGAAATATAAAGGCAGCAGACTTGTTGCAAGAATAGGAGACTACGTTGTAAAAGATTCAGTCGGTCGGTTGAATGTAGTTCGCAAGAAAGACTTTGATCGGCTGTATAAGAAGGAGGAAGCATGAGATATTTTAACGATTATATACGATCCCCAGCACAGACACAGGACAGTATACGAAAGTCCTTGAATCGAGTAGATATTACTAAGAAGGACGAAGAAAAGCAGTACGTCTTTGGATGGGCTAAGATTGCAGTCGATGAGAATGGAAATCAGCTGGTTGACCGCCAGAACGATTTAATTGATCCGGAAGAACTAGAACAGACAGCATATACCTATGTAGAGTTCTATCGTGAAGCAGGAGAGATGCACGAGCGAGGCGGTGCAGGCGTTTTAATCGAGAGTATTATATTCACTAAGGAAAAGATGAAAACTCTTGGTATAGAGGAAGGTACGTTGCCAGAGGGCTGGTGGGTTGGATTCCATATCACAGACGATGAAGTATGGGCAAAGATCAAAGACGGAACTTATACGATGTTCAGTATTGAGGGCAAAGCGAAACGTATTGAAGTCGAGGAGGAAGAATGATGGACAAATATATTGGTGCAAAATTGATTCAGGCAGAACCAGAAAGAAATCCGGTCACAAAGGAAATCACAGGATACAAGGTTGTATACCCAGATGGGTACGAATCATGGTCTCCGAAAGATGTTTTTGAGAAAGCATATATGAAAGTGAATGATAATAAAAATCTTCCATCTGGAGTAAGTATCGGACCAGAAATGGTCGATGATTTTATTGCATCTACGGAGACAATCACGATGGGAGAGACAACAACAGTTGTTCGTTGTGTGCTTCGAAATGGTTTTGATATCGTGGAATCATCTTCGTGTGTTGATCCAAAGAATTACGATGAAAAGATCGGCAAAGATATTTGCATGGGAAGTATCAAAAACAAGATCTGGGAACTGTTAGGATTTTTGCTGCAACAGGCGTGGCAAGGAATTAACTAGGAGATGATCGCATTCTTAAGATTAAGAAATCACACCGACAGGATGAATGGATCGTGTACAATCCTGATTGCTTTGAATTGCATCATACGCACTGTAGGAATAAAAGAGTTGCGATCGCAATCAAGAAGAACGTGGAACGTAGAAGAGTTCCAACATCCAGAAATCTAAGAACCTTGGAAAGTCACATAAGACTGACAGGGAACAAGAACTATAAAAGAAAGATTCAGAAGATCATTGAAGAAGTAAAATCTGAAAGGAAAAACTGAAATTTAGTCTTAAATTAGTTAAAAATTAAGCTAAATCTAAAATTTAGTTCAAAAAATAGCTAAATAGTTCAATTAATAGACCAACTAAGGACCATTTTGCAAAAAATGCAAATTGGTCTATTTTTTGTGTTTGAAACTGCACTTTGCGTTTTTGAAACTGCACTTTGCGTTTTTGAAACTGCACTTTGCGTTTTTGAAACTGCACTTTGCGTTTTTGAAACTCGAATAATCGTGTTGAAACTCGAAAAAGTGTCGTTAGAAAGGAGGAAACATGAAAACAAAAGGAAAGACAAAGCTGGAAGATCTGGAAGTAAAAAAGATCGATGCAGTAGACATCGGAGCAGATCAGAAAGCAAATATCCTGATTAAAAAGAGAGGAGGTGCAGAAGAACCGAAGGGAAACTTTTTCAAGCGATTCTTTAATGCGTTTTGTGACAGCTTAGGAGTAAATTCAGAAGATGTCAGAAAGTCCATGGAAGATGAAGCAACATCATTTGATGATGTAATGAATGAAAAGAAGATCTACGACGTGAGGGATCAGATCTGGAATGCCTGCAACTCTCTGGAGCAGTCGATTGTATCAATTCTACTCGATAAAGAGTGTGAGGATAAACAGGCAGCAATCGCACAGAGCATTGATCAGTTTAAGGCATTTTCGGATGATGCATCCAAGTCTTGGATCAAATTAGAACGTGCAGCAACAGACAAAGAAGATACTGTTGTTGCGGATGATTTTGAGATCGCAAAAATGCAAGAGGTAATTGAGAAATCTTGCGATCCTGAAACTATTAACAAAGAAAAAGAAGAAAAGGAGAATGAAATGGCATTTGATATTTCAAATATGACAGAGGAAGAAAAGAAAGAAGCATTAAAAGCATTACAGGATGATGCAAATGCAAAAAAAGAGGATACTGCAAAAAGAGCTGATATTGATGGACAGGTTCAGGAAGCAGTGAATAAAGCAATGGAAGGTGTTACAAAGGACTTCACTTCTATGATGAAGAAGATCATGGAACCAATCCAGAAGAGAGCAGAGGAAGCAGAACAGAAGTCCTTAGAAGAAGTTGCTAAGAAGTATGAACTCTTAGGAACAAAAGCAGAGGAATTAGTGCCAGTTCTGAAATCCATGAAAGCAACATCCGATGAAGCGTATAACAACTTCATTGCATCCATGGATAACAACCTTGCGGTAATTCAGAAATCAGGTCTGTTTGAGGAAATCGGTAAATCTGGTGGAGCTCACACAGGAAATGACGATACAGAAGGTGTTGCAAAGATGAACGCAAAGGTAGCAGAGATCAAAAAGTCTATGCCAAACCTTACTGATGCACAGGCACAGGATATCGTTATGCAGAATGATCCTGAATTAAGAGCAATGTTCGATAAATAAGAAAGGAGGTACAGAGAAGATGGCAAACAGAACATATGAATACAATCCAACTGGTGGAAGTCCAGTGATCAATGTTACAGCTGGAGCAGAACTCAAAACAGCCGTAGCGGTTTTATTAACAAAAGATGGAGCAAAAATTCCTGAAGCCGGAAAGGAAGCAACAGGAATTGTGCTTCTTGGAGATGAAACAGTAGCCAAAGGCGATGATATTACTGTTCAGATCAGAAATCAGGGCATGTGGGCAGCTGGTGCAAAGATTGAGGCTGGAGATTTCCTTGCTGTTGATGCAGAGGGATTATGCCAGAAGGCAACAACAGGGCAGTACATCTTAGCTATGGCACTGACACCAGCGACAGCAAAAGGAGACATCGTAAACGTTGCGATCATCCATGCTGGATATGAAGCGTAAATAAAGGAGGAATGAAATAAATGAACACAGGACATAACAACGCAGCAGCAATCGCAGTTGATATTGCGAAAGGCTGGAAACCTAATTATTACTTAACTAACATGGCAATGAGCTATTTTCAGGCACCGGGAATGAACGTTGCACCAAGTATCTTTCCAATCCTTCCAGTACAGGCAAGTACAGGAAATTACTACATTTTCAACAAAGAAGAGATTGCAAAAGATCAGGTAAGAAGAAAGCCTAAATACGGCAAAGTAGATCCAGCTGTATTTTCTCACTCAGATGGTACTTACAAATGCGAGGTAGATCAGGTTATTGTCGGTGTAGATAACATCACATCTCTGGATTATCAGAGAACAGGAGCACCAGCAACGATTGATCCAAGACGTGCAAAGGTAAGACAGATTTCGGAGCAGATGAATTTACATCTTGATATGATCTTTGCAAACAAGTTTTTCAATGCTAATGCATGGGGAAATATTAAGACAGGAGAAACAACAGCTTCAACATCTAAACAGTTCGTGCGTTTCGACGATGCCAATGCTGATATCGTAGGTGCGTTTGACGATATGAAACAGGAAATGCTTTTAAACGGACGTAGATTACCAAACAAATTATGCTTAGGATATAAGACATTTAAAGCAATCAAGAATCATCCACAGTTCTTAGATCGAGTTGTTGGTTCAGGATCAACACCAAACCCAGCACTTGTAGACGAACAGGTAATTGCAGCGGTCCTCGGCTTTGAAGAGGTTAAAGTATTGTATTCAACATATAATGCAGCAGAGATCGGTCAGAAAGCCGATATGAAGTTTGTCTTTGACGACAGCAGTGCATTAATGACTTATGCACCAAAAGAAGTATCTTTGGAAGAACCATCCGCCGGATACATTTATACATGGGATATGTTAGGAAACGGACAGTGGATGGCTACATCACAATTTGACGGAGAAGGTGGAACTCATACAGAGTTCATCGAAGGACTTATGGCAACAGATATGAAAAAGACTTCCGATGATCTCGCAACATTCTTAACAGGATGTGTAGCTGAGTAGGAGGTGCTTAGTATGAATTATGTTGCATTAAAGCCAGTCAAATTTTGCGGTAGGCAGTATAAGGTCGGAGAAATTGTTCCAGAGGGTGTCGTAGATGAACGACGCTCTCTTTTCTTAAAGAAGTCTGGACACATTGCAGAAGCAGCAAGTGTAAATGGAGCAAATACAGAGAATTTAAGTGTTAACCCTAACACTTTATCAATTCCTTTATTACAATCTAAGCACGAGCTTGCAGTGAACGCACAGCAGTTATTACAGTTCTTTGCCACAATTCAGAAAACAATGGAAGAGGCAAAAATTGAGATTGCGACCATGACAGAGGAAGATGCACCGGTTTTACAGCTGTTACATGAGATTGATTCGAGAAAAGGAATCAAGGCAGCAGTTGAAACAAGACTTGCTGATCTTTCCACTGATACTGATATTAATCAGGAATCAGAAGCAGTAGAAGAAACCGAAGAACCAGCAGAACAGCCGGAAGGTGGCGAGGAGAATGACGTATAACTATTTTCCAGATGAGATCAATACAAATGATGTTATGAAGATGCGGTTCGAATTGGCGGATACTGATGTATCAAAGGATGAAATGTCAGCTGCACTTTCTGATGAAGAGATCACAGCTGTATTAGAGCAGTATCCAGACAATTTTAAGATGGCAAAACTGAAATTGCTAGAACATATGATGTTCAAATACGGACAGGACGTAGACAACAGTGTTGGTCCTGTCTCTTTTAATTTTGGTAATCGAATGAATTTCTGGAAACAGCTTTATGATGATCTGAAAAAAGAAATTGCATCTTCCAGTGTTGGAATCAAGCCGTATGAGAATGAAAAACGAGAGTATTTTTACGTTGGAATGATGAATCATCCTGGAGGTGGACGCTTTTGAAAATGACATCAATCGGTAGACCATATCAATATATGCAGTCTTTCCGTGTTTACTGGCAGGATACAGAAGTCATGGACGATGGCATGGTTGTAAAGGGCGATGAAAAAGAAGCCCCTGATGCGATCATAGACGGTATACTAGCCGAAGCAGATATGAAGACAATTGAAATCTGGAAACAAAACCAGACTCCGATCAGTCATACGATTGTGTCTTACCATCCAGTGGTTAAGCTAAGTAAGAACGATGTGTTACTGCTTGGCGATGATCCGTGCCATGATCGTAAGTTTATCGTGAAGGGTACAAAAGATCCAGCTGGAACAGGGCAGTTTTCCATCTATTATGTATTAGAAAGAAGTGATACAGATGGGCGTAGAAGCTGAATTTCAAGCATGTGCAAAGAATCTTGATGAAAGTATCAAAAGAGAGATGATGCGAAAGGGTGCAATGGCAACAAACACCCTTAGAAATATTGAGATCGAAGTATTGTCGAAAGGCGGTTCTGGAAAGAAATACAAACGGCTTCCGAATAGATCATCCGCACCGGGAGAAACACCAGCACCACAGTCTGGAAAGTTACGTCAGGACTGGGATGATCAAACTCTGATTGAAGGAGATCAAGTTACAAGCCGGATAAAAAGTAATTCAAAACACGCTGAATGGCTGGAAGGTGGCACAAAAAAGATGGCAAAACGACCATTTATTGATCCAATTAAGAAGAAAGCAGAGCCGGAGATTGTAAAGATCTTCGGTTCAGATTTTGAGGTAACTCTATGAAAGAAATAATTTACAAGTATTTAAAAAGCCTGAATATTAACGGATTGGCTGCGTTCAAAAATGGACCAGCAATATTTTTGGATCAGGCACCTGATGATTCTGATTCAAGGTGGGATGGTTCGCAGTATGGGCGTATCATCTATGGGCTGAATCTGAAAGATGATTCAGAGCGTAAGGTTTCTGGAACGATGGAGATTGCAATAGCGTATCTGTTTAATAATCAAGGATATAAGAACTTGCTTGAAGCGAAGAAGATCTTGAAAAAAGCGTTTGAAGGAGTTTTCTTGACCGATGAAGATACAACGATTTCTCTTGTATGGAGAAAGTCAGAATCATTTCAGGAAGCAATCGAAGGGCAAATGGATGTAGAAGTATGTGGATCAGTGTTGACATTCGATGCATATGCTTTTCCAAAACATTCATATCTTCCGCTGGATGCAGTCGGTTCTTTGGCAAAGCACATTGATGAGAACTGGAACGTGACAGTGATCAATAACACGGAACTTGACGAAATCTGGAAGCCGGATGATGAAGAAGTGGTTGTTTATACTAGACTGGATTCTATGCAGCCAGGAACGTTCCCATCGACATATGCTTGTACATGGTTTACAAACAACATCAAGGTACATGTGATCTCCGGATCGGATGTAAATGCTGATCAGTTTGTTATGAACTTGCTGCAAGATTTACAGGAAAGAGAGCGGTTCATTATGAATGATGGATCGCCGTTTTTTGTAAATCAGCTGGCATACAGCACGAAACTTGATCCATTAAAAGATGGACAGGTAACGGTAAGAGGTCAGTACGGAAAGCTACGAGATGTTGAAACAGTCGATGAATTAAAGACAATTACGATAAGTTAGGAGGAAACAATGGCAGAAAAGAAAGACGAAACAAAAACAGTGCCAGAAGTTACTTATACTGTGGATGAATATGCAGAAAATCCACAGGTGTTAGGAGTATCACAAGATATTATCCGAACAGCATTTGCAAGGGCAGGTGTTAAAGAAGCAACGCAGAGCACAGCAAAGAAACTTGTAGATACATTTAAAAAGAAGGAGGTATAAGAACTTGTCCGGATTATTTTTAAAAGGCGAGAAAAAGGAAAGAGCTGGAGTTTATCGCAGACATGAGCAGATCACAAATAATGGTGTAGCATCCGCAATGAACGGAGTTTTCTGTATTCCGGTTCATGCAGATTTTGGTCCAGTTGGAGAGATTCAGAAGATCACATCAAAGAGTGATCTTCTTTCACTTTATATGGAGAGTGGAACGATCGATGCAGCGGTAAAACTGTTTGATGCAGGTGCTAACACGGTATATCTTTACCGTCTTGGAACTGGTGGTAAAGAAGGAAGCCTGTCCTTACAGACAACCACAGCCACAAATGCAGTTACATTAAAGACAAAATATCCAACCGCTTTGAAATTCTCCGTAACTGTAAAACAGAAATTAGGAGATGAAACGACAAAAGAGTGTTCCGTTTACAATGGGGCAACACTTGTTGAGAAAGTAAGCTTTATCGCTGGTGCGGATGTAAATGAGGCTGCAAATCTGGTGGAAGCAATGAAAGACAGCAAGTATTTATCCGCAGAACTTGTTTCTGGAGCATCCGGGATCATGCAGACGGTTGCACAGCAGGCTTTGGCTGGTGGATCAGCACCGGCAGTCACAACAGAAGATTACAGCAATGCGTTTAATGCATTCGAAACTTATGCTTGGAATGTACTGGTGCTTGATACAGTCGAAGAAGATGTTAAAGCATTAGCGAAGACATACATGGAAAGAATCCATTCAAACGGTGCATTGGGTGTTTGCGTACTTGGAGAAGCGGCAGGAAAGTCACTTGCTACAAGAAAAACGAATGCAAAATCCTATAATGCACCATATTTTATTTACTGCGGTAGCGGATATTATAATACTGCCGGAGATAGGGTGGAAGGATACCTTGCGGCAGCAGTTCAGGCAGGTGTGATTGGATGCAAAGATTCAAGTACATCAATTGTACATACAGAGATTCCAGATGCGGAGTCATGCATTGAACAGCTGACGAATGAACAATATGTCGATGCGATCAAATCTGGATTGCTTCTTTTGTCAGAAGGTCAGGAAGGACAGGTATGGTTTGACAGTGGTGTTAATACTTATACAGTCCTTAACGAAAACGATGACGAAGGTTGGAAAAAGATTAAACGTACAGCTGTTCGATATGAGGTCTTTGATCGTATCAATAGAACGTTAGAGCCGCTGATCGGACGAATTAATAATGATTCTGTTGGTATAGATAATGTGATTCAGGAAGCCAAGAAGGTTCTGGCTCAGATGAACAGAGAAGGAAAAATCTTAGATACTTATGAATTTTATGAGGATACGAATAACCCTCATGCAGCTGATTATGCAAACTTTATTGTTAGTGTCGATGACATTGACAGTATGGAAAAAATCTACTTAACTTATCAGTTTCAGTATATTGCTCAGTAGGGAGGTGTTATAGATGAGTGGAAAAGGCTTTGATACAAGAAAATTAATGACTGGAAAGGATGGAAAACTATACATTACTGTGGATGGAGAATCTATCTGGTTTGCTTCCGTGGAAGAGTTTTCTATCGGGATGAATGTTTCTAATGTAGATTTTCATCCGGCTGGAGATGTACAGACGTATGGAGTTCCGGACAGTGTTAAATTCACAGCATCTTTTACAGAAGCTGTTGTGAGGGATGATCTTACAATTATTCCAATCTTAGATGCAATTAAAAGTGGAAAATTCCCTATTTTTTCTCTCCAAGGTGGTGCAACAGAACCGCTTGAAGGTGGGGAAAGCAAATTCTTACTTGATGAATGTATTCTTGATGGAGATACAAATATCCTTGATGTTAAACCTGGAGAGGTTATTAAGAGACAGATGCAGTTCATTGTTAATAGCGTACCAGACTGCATTAAATCATTAGCAGCATAAAGAAAGGAAAATAAAATGGCAGAAAAGAAAGAAACAAATGTTACGGTAACCGAAGATAATGAAATGGATCTGATCACGGGTCTTTTAAAAGCCGCAGAGTATAAAACAGAAGTACAGCAGCCATTGAATATTACAAGAAATGGACAGACATTGTTTAAATTTAATGTCCGACCATTATCTTTCGATGAAATTGCACAGTGTAGAAAGAAAGCTACAACTTATATGGCAAACCCAGGCGGAGCTTCACTTCCTCTCGTTGAGAAAGAAGTAAGTACAGCTGATTACATGGCATGGAAGATTTACACTGCAACAGTAGCGACTGACGGAAAGAAATTCTGGGATAATTCAGCGCTGAAAGAAGGATTAAAGAAAGCTGGTCATATGGTTATGACACAGAACGAAATTATCAAAGAGGTGTTAACAGCTGGAGAGCTTGAAGCTGTCAGCGATGCTATTGATAACTTATCTGGAGGCGGTGTTAGTGTAGTTGACTACGCAAAAAACTAATTGAATCCAGTCCGTTAGCTTCTATGCTTGCAGAAAATTATTTACGGACTGGAATGTTACCATCACAAGCCCTTGATCTTCCTGAAGGAGAGAGGGCTTTTATTTTTGCAGCAATTTTAAAAGCTATGGAAGGAGGAGATGCATAAATGGCAAACAAAGAAATTGTGATCGATGTTGTATCGGAATATTCCGACCATGCATCTTCTGGCCTACAGCAAACAGGGAAGAATGCAGAGAAAGCATCACGAGAGATGGACAAGCTTGGAAAGAAGCGTGCAAAGCCAAAATTAGGACTTGAAGATAAAGCAAGTCCAGTCCTTGACAAGTTTGGTAAAAAGGGAGACGGGCTCGGTAAAAAGACCTGGACTCCAAAACTTGGATTAAAAGACACTGCAACAGCAGGGATCAAAAAAGCTATGAGTGCTGGTATGAGTTTTGGTAGAAAGACTTTTTCAGCAGTCCTAAAAATCGATGACAAGGTAACAAGTCAGATCAAAAAAATCCCAAGTGTTATATCTAAGATCAAAAATTCTATATTTTCACTAAAAACTTTGGCTGGTGGAGTTATAACTGGAATTGCTACAAAGAAATTGATAGCTGATCCAGTATCATTAGCAGACGAATTTCAGACATATCAAATTGGCTTTGAAACAATGCTGAAATCTAAAAAGAAAGCTACGAAGTTTATGGATAGTGCGAAGAAATTTGCATCTGTTACTCCGTTTGACACATCGGCCGTAGTATCAAATGCTCAAAGGATGTTGGCTTATGGATTCTCTGATAAAGACATTATTCCTGACCTGACGAAGATTGGTAATGCATCCGCAGCACTTGGAGCTGGAGAAGAGGGTATCTCTCGAGTATCCAGAGCTTTAGGTCAGATGAAAACAAACGGAAGATTGAACGCAGAGGACATGAATCAGCTGACAGATGTCGGTATAAACGCATGGAAGTATCTTGCTGATGCAGAGGGTAAATCCATAGCCCAGATCAGAGAAATGTCTCAAAAGGGCGAAATCAGTGGAGACAAAGCAGTTAAGACAATCCTTAATGGGCTGAAAGAATTTGATGGAATGATGGACAAAACATCTAATTCGACGGTTTCTGGATTAATGTCAAATATTAAAGATACGTTCGACATAAACATTGTTTCTAAATGGGGAAAAGGTCTCCAGAAGGGAGCAACGAAAGGTTTAGGAGAATTTGCAGACTATCTTGATAAATCCGATGCAAAACTAAAAGAAGCTGGAACATCACTTGAAAAACTTGGAGAGTATGCAAGTACATCTGTATTCAAGGGACTTGAAAAGGCTGGAGATAAGATCGACGATCTTATTAGTATGCCAAAATTCCAAAATGCTTCAATCGGTGGCAAGATTAGTATTGCTTGGGATGAACTGATTGCAAATCCGTTTTCTAAGTGGTGGGATTCTAAAGGAAGACCGGCGATCGTTAAAAAGATTACTGGGATTGGAAAAGATATTGCAAAAGCTGGTGGAAACTGGTTCAAGGAATCTCTTAAGGATCTGTTACCAGGCGGAGATAAAGCTGGTATCGCAGATTATTTAGCTGGATTTCTTGGATTATCTGGAGGACTAAAGCTGTTTAAAGGTGGAAAAAGTCTATACGATCAGATCACTGGCGGTTCTGGATGTGGAGGAAAAACAAATCCTTTGGGAGATTCTATTGGAACAATCAATGTGTCCGCGGCAGTTGTAAATGTGAACGGAGGAATTGGAAACGGAAATTCTACAATACCGGGAACAAATCCGACAGGTAATAAAGAAATCTGGTTACCAGAAAGCGTAAAGCGAAAAATGCAACAAACTGAACCGAAAACACCATCTGGACCGACAAGGACACCGGGTGGCTTGTTTGGTTTAGGCGGTTCTGGTGTCACGCTGAAAAATGGAGAAACCGTAGCTGCCACTGGATGGAAAGCATGGCTTGGAAATCTAGGCGTAAAACTTGGATCAGGTGCAGCGACCGCTGGTGGAGCAGCAGCCGTTGGAGGTGCATCTTTATTAGGTGGAGCTTTAGGGATTGCTGGAATAGGAAGTGCAGCTGGTAATATTTATAACGCAGTGACCTCAAAAGATTCAGCCATGAAGAAGAAGGAAGCCTATAGAGGTGGCACGAAACTTGGAATGGTTGGAGGTGGTGCAGCCGCCGGAGCAGCCATAGGAGCTGCCTTTGGTGGTGTTGGAGCAGTTCCGGGAGCATTTATTGGTGCTGGAATTGGTGGAATTGGTGCAATCACAAAAGGAAATAAGTTCGGCGACTCCCTTAGAAAGTTTGTATCCAGCCGAAAGAATGCACTGAAAAACAGTAATTCTATGACGGCAAAGAGTCAGGAATATTGGAAATACAGTAAAGACAGTATTAGCAGTGTTAATCCAAAAGGAGCAAAATACAAAGAACTGGCAAGTTCCGTACAGAAAGCTTACGAGGAGAATAAGAAAAACACAAAACAAACGAATGTTGGATCAAAGACGACAAAGATTTTTTCAGGTGCTACGAATGCAGCTGGTGGAAAAGTCAGCAGCTTAGGTGGAAAGTCCGCAACAGCTGGAGGAATGCTGGGAACGATGGGTTCTATGTCGCTTGCAGCTGGTGGCAACTTACAAAGTGCTGGAAGTTCCGCATTATCACTTGCAGGTGCTTTAGCATCCGCAGCCTCAACGATTGCATCCGCAGCAAGTACAACCGCTGCACAAGCAAGTGCGATCAAAAGTATTACTAGTGGAAGTTATCTAAGTAATAGCGGTTCTTCAAAATCTGGTAAAAAGAAAACAAGCAAAAAGACATCATCCGCACCGAAAGTACAGACAGCCTTACCGAAAAATGGAAAGTTCTTTCATAATGCGAAGGGTAGTCTGGTCAGAGGTCATATCGTTTCTGAATTAGGAGAAGAAGGAAACGAAATGGTCATTCCACTTTCTAGACATAGAAGCCGTGCATTATCTCTCTGGAATCAAGCAGGACAGATTTTAGGCGTTACAAAGCATGCCAAAGGTGGACTTGTTGGAGGATCATCCGGATCTGGAAAAGCTTCGTCTGGTAGCAGTCAGCCAGTGATCAACGTTGGTGGTATTACGATCAGCGTCAATGCATCTGGAAATGACGGCATAGTTGATGCTATCAAAAACTCTAAAGGAGAGATCGCAGATGCTATTATGCAGGCGATCGCAGATGCAATCGGATCAACGGCAAGTAACAGAACAGCGGAGGTAATGTAAATGGACATATATATTACTGGAAAAAATTCAAAAGGGAATGATCAGAAGATACAAATTCCGATCATTCCTGAAGAAATTGAATCATCAATCGAAGGTAAGTTTGCAGAATATGATATCTATAAATTAGGTCAGGTCAGTGTTCCGAATGGTAAAAATCTTTCAGAACTAAGCTGGGAATGTTTTTTTCCCGGAGAAGCAAGAAAAGGCATGAAATTTGTTCGTAAGTGGACTGATCCAGCAATCTTAGATGCACTGATGAAATACTGGGCTAAGTATGGGAAAGTGGTAAATGTCTGTATTACAGGAACGAAGATCAATGTTGATATGCGTGTTTCAGAATACGATTCTACGGTCAAAAGCCTGAATGATTATTACTACACGGTAAGATTTATCGACTACGAAAAAATAAGTGTTTCCTCAACGAAAAGAAGTACCAAAACCACAAAGAAAAAGGTCAAAGTAAAGAAAGGACAAACATTACGGAAACTTGCAAAAAAATATCTTGGGTCCAGTAAAAAATACAAGGTTATTTATAATGCAAATAAGAAACTGATTGATTCTAGGAATAAAAAGGAACGTAAGAAACATCCAAAGAAAAAGATCAGCAAATATACGATCTATAAAGGACAGGTGCTTGTGATTCCTGTTCCAAGCAGTAAATCAGTTTCTAATTCCAAGGTTGCGGAATTAAAGAAAGCAATGAATAAAGATGGCTACTCGAAGCTGAAAGTTGATAAAAAGCTGACATCTTCGATGAAATCAGCCATGAAAAAGATCACGATCCGAACCGGAAGAAAAGGACAGGTCGTAAAATTTGTCCAGAAAATGGTGGGAGTCAAACAGGATGGTGCTTGCGGATCTAAGACAGTAACAGCGATTAAAACTTACCAACGTAAGCACAAATTAACAGTAACTGGTGTTGCTGATTATAAAACACTGTTAAAAATGATAGGAGGATAGGAAGATATGCCAAGTTTAGGAAATCCACTGTATAAAGCAGTTGTAAAGACGGCTTCGGGGCAAGAATACGATCTATACAAATCGAAAGTTATACAGGACCTGACAATGTCTGATGATCCTGATTCGCTGGCAAAAGAGGTCAGCTTAACAGTAATGAACGCTGCGAAAAATGGTGTAACACTTGCGACATTGATTCAACCATCAGACAGATTATACATATATGCGAATGTTGGCCATGGAGATTTTGAAGTGTTTCGAGGTGTGATCTGGGATAGAGACAGGGTTACCGATACAGAAAAAAAAGTAACATTTACAGCCTATGATTACTTGATCTATATGATGAAATCTCAAGACTATTTTTATTACAAAAAGGGGCTAAGCACAAAAGAGATTGTAAAAAGAATCTGTACGGCATGGAAGTTGAAACTGAAATACAGTTACGGATCAATCAAAAATAAAAGGATCAAACCAGTACAGAAGAATATTGGAGATATGATCGTATATGTGCTGAACAAGGCGAAAAGCAAACTTTCCAGCCGATATATTTTTACGATTGAAGGAACTACAGTGATTGTCAAGTATGCCAATACTAATACAACGATTTATAAGATTGAGGAAGGAAAGAATGTAATATCCATAGAGGTTAAAGTAACAATGGATGATATCGTTACAAAGATAAAGATCTACGGAGAAGCAAAGAAAAAGTCAATTCCTAAACTTGCATCAATGTCTAAGAATACATCGAAGTTTGGAACGATCCAAGAAATTATGGACAAAGACAAGAAAGAGAAACTTTCGAAAATAAAGAAACAAGCACAAAAGAAATTGAAGAGCAGTGCAAAGGTTAAGTATGAATACATAGTAACGGCGATTAGCAATCCGAAGATCAAACGTGGAGACACCGTTTATGTTGGATGTGGTACCGCTGGACTGAAAGGAAATAAAACAGTAAAAAGTATTACGCATGATTGTGTTGCTGGTACGATGGACGTTGTTTTTTACTAAAGGAGAGTTCTATGCAGAGAAATGGAAGAAAAAATTTTATTCGTGCGATCGAACAGATTTCTAAAGGAAACCAAAGTGCAGCGGATGTTGTTGCAGAACTTGGAACTATGAAAGACGGAGGGATTCTTCCTGACTCTTATCCAGAAAGTGCAGAACCTGATGACGATTTTTTGATGTTATCTGATGCAAAAGTAAGTGATGGCGATCGAGTATTACTGATCTGGACAGATGCAGAGGAAATCGTTGTGATCGGTAAAGTGGAAGGAGATGAAGAAGATGCCGGATAATCTTTTCCCAGAGGAATATGAAAATGAAGAAGAATATTTTGAAGATGAAGAGAATGAAGGAACTGAGGAAGAAAATACAGAAGAAGAGGAAGATGCAGGTTATAAACCCAGCATCTTTTTTGATTTTGATACTGGAGACTTTGTTACGCTTCACGATGGAAAATTAAAAGAGGCATCCGGGTTCGAGGCGTGGGTGCAATGGTGTTACAAAACGATCATGACACAAAGATACGCTCATGAAGGATATTCCACCGACATTGGGATTGACTATGAAAGTGCCTTGCAAGCGGATAGCCGTGAAGAGGCAGAAAGCATTTTACAAAGAGAAATCGAAGAAGCATTGATGGCTGATCCGTCCGAAAGAACTTTGTACGTTGGGAATATTATGTTTCAATGGGAAGCAGAACATTGTCTTGTAACAGTACAGGTGCAGGGTATTGATGGAGATATAGAAATACAGACACAATTTGAAAGTGAGGTGGTCTAAAAATGGCATTGGAAGCAGAAGAACTAGAATTGCCAGATTTCTTGAATAATTCGAGTGAAGAGGAAATCCATGAAAAGATGCTTAGCAATCTTCCAGAAGATATTGATAAATCCGAAGGCGGTTTTCCTTGGGATTTTACACGTCCGACAGCGATTGAGATAGCAGAGCTAAAAGAATATGTGCTTGTGGAAGTATTGAAAAGTCTTTCGCCGGTAACCTGTGAAGAATCTTACCTATTGGATTACCACGCTGATGGAAGAGGTCTTGTACGAAGAGAATCGGTAAATGCAACAGGATATGTGACTGTTACAGCAAAAGCCGGTCTTGTTATTCCTTTAGGATATGGTTTTTCTACAGAAGCAGATGACGAAGGAAATACGATAGATTTTGTAACAACAGAGGAAGTTACGGTCGATTCTCTTGGAAATGCAAAGATTCCAATTGAGGCAGCAGAAGGAGGATCTGCAAGCAATGTTGGAGTAAATACGATCGTATTACATACTGGAGATGAGACAGGAGAACTGCTCGATGAAATAATCTCTGTTACAAATGAGGAAGCTGTTACAGGCGGTTTGGATGAAGAGGACGATGATACTTTAAGAGAACGAATTGTTGAGTATGATCGAAGCCATGACATTTCCTATGTTGGGAATGTGGCAGACTATAAACGATGGGCATTGTCAGTTCCCGGTGTTGGTGCAGTTACTGTGATACCAGCAAAAGATGACTCTGGAATAATCAAGATCATCTTAATGGATCAGAACGGAGTACCAGCATCGAAGCAGATTCAAGATGCTGTGTATGATTATATTATGCGTCCAGATAGTGAATCAGATCGCTTAGCACCGCCCAATGCTGTATTAGAGATAACGGCTCCTGAAACAGTAGTAGTTAACATATCAGCTGTGGTTTATTTGAGAGAAGCAGAAATTGGCGATGTGCAGAATGATTTGAAAGCTGCACTTCAGTCATATTTGTTAAATGTTTCATCGAATGATAGTGCGGTTAGAATATCAGCGATCAACAGTATCATTGGAGCTGTATCAGGTATCTATGATTATGACAGTGTACAAATCAATGGAGTGTCAAAAAATGTAGACCTTGAATCTGGACAAATGCCGGTTTTGGGAACAGTAACAATAACGGAGGGATGATACTATGTGGTATAAAACAGACCTTATGGAGCAAATCCTGACGAGTGAAAGTGCAAAACAAATGATTGACTATGTATCGCCGATTTATGGGAAATCAAGAATCGGACTTTGGCTGTTCCAAGTGATCGGACTTGAGATAGATGACGTAAAAACAATATGTGAAGATATATTTGATCAGATATTTGTTGATCGTGCTACATGGGGGCTCCCTATTTGGGAAAAAGAATACGGAATAACGCCGCTTCCAGATCAGACGATTGAGCAGAGAAGAACACAGATTTTGCAAATGAGGATAAAAAGGCCTTTGAATCCTAAAAGGTTTGAAAAGATCATAGAAGCTTTGAGCGGTGTAGAAACAAAGCTCATAGAAAATACAGCAAAAAATACATTTCAAGTCAATCTTTATGGCGAAGTAAATAATTATGATGAAGTAGTAAGAAGAATTGAGGAATTGAAACCAGCACATTTATTGTGCGATATTCGTGTTTCAGACGTTATAGAATCAGAGACGGCATTGAATTATGCGATTGTTTCAGGCTCTTGTGAATATTCTTCTTCGATCGTTAGTGAGGTATAAAATCATGTGGGAAAATACAGTAATTACAAATGCAGGTATTGAATTATTAAAGAATGCCTTAAGCGGAGGAACAATAACAGTAACAGCGATCAAGTCTGGTGCTGGTAAAGTTGACGTTAGTGCTTTGAAAAGTCAGACGGCGGTATCATCAATTAAGCAGTCTGGAACAGTACAGGGCGTGACAAAAACAAACGAAACAATCAAGATAGGAGTATTGTTTTCAAACGCTGGTTTATCTGCCGGATACAGCATGACACAGCTTGGAATTTATGCAAAAGGATCAACCGGAAGTGAAGTGTTGTTTGCGATTTCTCAAAGTATAACAGGGAAAGAAGTTCCGGCAGAATCGGCTATGCCGTCATGGTCGTTAGTACATAATTTTTACATCAAGCTTAATAATGATGTAACAATGACAGCAACGGTTGATCCAGAAGGGTACGTTACATTTGAAACTATGCAGGCAGCGTTAAATAAGCATACAGGAAACAAGAGCAACCCTCATAGTGTTACTAAGTCGCAAGTAGGCTTAGGGAACGTTCCGAACGTAGCGACAAATGATCAGACACCGACATATTCAGATACAACAACTCTTGTGACTTTATCAAGTGGCGAGAAAATATCTATTGCATTTGCAAAGATTAAACTTGCAATTACAACTCTGATTAATCATCTTGCGAATAAAAGTAATCCTCACGGAGTTACTAAAAGCCAAGTTGGATTAGGCAATGTGGAGAATAAATCAAGTGCTACAATCCGTGGAGAATTAACCAAAGGTAATGTAACGACAGCCCTTGGTTATACGCCAGCAAATCAGACTGACATGACGAATGCACAGGATGCTATTACGCAGCTAAATTCTGATTCCACATTTATAAAACGAGAAAGCGATAATTTATATGTATACAAAAACAAAGACATAGCAATCGTGATTGCGTATTTCTCTATAAGCGTAACCGGTGGTGGCTATGATAATGTGTATCAACTTCCGGACGGTGTAAACTTTGTAAATGAAGTATTTGCACCATGCGTAATTTTGAACCCTAATTGGGCTCCCGTTGGAATCACTGGAGATATAAGAGTGAGAAATACAACATTAACAATCAGAAGTAGTGACAGTATGGAAAATGGCGTTGTAGTTGCCAATATAACCGTTCCTTCATCGTTTGTAAATTTTAGCTAAGTATACAATTTGGAATAATTACAAGATAAGATTTATAAATTATTCATTAGATAAATATACGGCCTGAAATAAATAAATTGTCCCTGGTTCGATTTGATTTGCGCCCATAACGTATGCATTTCCATCTGTGCTAATATAACATGGAGTATATTTGTCAGAATATGTCTCACAGTAGCATTGTAAAGGAATTTCAATTAAAGGTTTAGGTAAGTTTTTAAAAATTTGTTTCCATGTCCCAGAACCGTTCCAATTATTATTTGTAGCAGAAGTTTTTAGGCGAATATTTAAAAAAACAACATTATCAATTTTAAAGTATCCGCCTTCAAATTTTTCGCAAGTCAATAACCATGCCGGTTGCATATAAACTTTATTTTTTATTTCAGAATTTAGCTGCAGAGTTATGGATACACTCCGCAGTGTAATGGAATATAATTCACGTATAACAAACACACAAAGGAGAAAGTATTATGCGTGACAGAATTATAAGTAATGTGCTAATAAAAATGGGCAATAGGATCAAGAAAAAAGAATTGCAATTTCTTGAGAATGTGCTGGTAGAAGAGCTTCAAGATGTGCAGATCAAGAAAGAATGTACAGATGTTGTGAAATACAATGACACCTTGGGAAAGTTTAAGGATATGTTCTTAGCAGCACTGATCGTAGAAAACAAGTCAAATCGAACGATTGAGCAATATAATTTACACCTGACTCAGTTTACAGATTACTTTGTAGGTAAAGATATAAAGGCTATAGATGCAACGGATATTCGAAGCTTTTTATACGCATATAAGCAGAGTAGAGGTATATCGAATTTATCCTTGAATAATAAGCGATCAGCCATTTCCTCTTTTTTCTCGTGGCTAGCTGATGAAGAATACATCGATAAGGACCCAACAAGAAAAATAAAGAAAATTAAGGTAACAAAGAAAAAAAAGAAAGCGTTTACTGCTAATGAAATGGAGCGTATGCGTATAGCGTGTACAGACATAAGAGACCGGGCTCTTGTAGAAATGCTTGCATGTACAGGATGTCGTGTGTCGGAGCTAAGTAATATAAGTTTGAATGACGTAGATTTTTTGGGAAAGAAAGTACGAATTGTAGGGAAAGGAGATAAAGAGAGGACGGTATTCATTTCAGATACCGCTATGATTTATCTCAACAGATACTTAGAAACAAGGCAAGATAATAATGTTGCTCTGTTTACATCTAAGAGATTCCCTTATGATCGATTGCAAAAGGATGGAATTGAACGAGTAGTAAGAGACCTCGGAAGAATGTGCAATGTGTATGCTCATCCGCACAAATTTAGACGAACATTATGCACAAACCTCATAATGAGAGGGATGCCATTGCAGAATGTTGCGATATTAATGGGGCATGCCGACATTAATATGACAGCTGGAACTTATTATGATGCATCAGACAAAATGATAGAGTATGAATATATTCGTTATGCAGCTTAAAGAATAATAACAAATCTAATATATAAACTATTAAATCTGCTTAAAAGGGAAGGAGATTTTATTTTTATGCGAAAAAATATTATAAAAAACAGATCGCCATGCTAAACAGCTATGGTAACAATAAATAGAACTCAACAACACAGCTAAATTCTGATAAGGTTGATAAGGCAGATAAGGCTAACGTGAAATGGATTATCACTGGAATAGATACTTCTGCAAAAATTATTTTTAGCAATTGCTCTGAAATTACTAAAAAAGTAGATAAATTGGCGTGCCTATTGTTTGGAAATAGCAATGGAACGACAGTATTATCTGTCATTCGTGTACGTTTTTCAGCAGAGCATGTGGATGAAGTAATTCCTATAAATTTTGGGGACCTTAATCTTACAACCTCACTTGAATGGTATGGATTTACATTGAATAATCTAAATGCATACGGAAATTATGTATTAATAGCACCGCCGGGATGTTACTTTGAATAATTATAGCTGTATAGCAATTGCAATATAATAATACCCTTTTGGCATGTTTGAATTTATTGTGATTGCATTAGAACCTTTTGGAAGTTGCAAGAGAGTAATTTCCTGTCCAGCAGCTTGTACAGGAACTAACATGCCAGATTCTGCCTTTGCAGCGATTAATCCTTCTATTGTAAGAAACGAATACGATGGAAACCATTCAAACGGTACATCAATACCACCCATAATGACAAGTTCTTTGCCAACTTTGAACATATTTAAGTATGTCTTCAAGTTCCCATTTGCGTTTATTCTAAAATCTGATGCAGTATCAGAATTTAGTTGTGTTGTTGAGAAAAAAGAAAGGAGAAAAAATGGCAGTAAAAACAGTACAAGCGACTATTAACGGTCAAACATACACATTGACTCTTAACAGCTCGACTGGAAAATATGAAGCTACGGTAACAGCTCCGTCAAAGAGTTCATACAATCAGAGTGGACATTATTACGGAGTAACAGTTAAGGCAACTGATGAAGCAGGAAATACAACGACAAAAGATGCAACAGACAGTACGTTGGGATCATCTCTGCAATTAAAAGTAAAAGAAAAAGTTGCTCCTGTAATAGCGATTGTAAGTCCAACGTCTGGATCATATTCGGCAAATAACAAGCCTGTAATTACCTGGAAGGTAACCGATACCGATTCTGGTGTTAATCCATCAACAATCGGTATCACGCTAGACAGTGGTACTAAGGTAACAGGCGATGCAATAACTAAGACTGCGATCACAGGCGGATACCAGTGTACATATACACCAACGACAGCGTTGTCCGATGGAAGCCATACAATCAAATTGGATGCAAGAGATTATGACGGAAACGCAGCAGCTACAAGCTCAACATCGTTTAAGGTAGATACAGTTCCACCTGTATTAACATTGTCCAGCCCAACGGATAAACTTATTACAAATCAAACTGCTTGCACAGTAAAAGGTAAAACCAACGATGCAACAACCAGTCCTGTCACGGTAACAGTTAAACTTAATTCTTTAGCAGCAGAAGCAGTCACAGTTGGAAGCGATGGAAGTTTCAGCAAGGCCCTTACTCTTGCAGTAGGTACAAACACAATTACCGTTGTTGTAACCGATGGTGCTGGTAAGACAACGACAATAACACGTACCGTTACGTTAGACACAACCGCACCTGTGATCAAGAGTGTTACATTGACACCGAACCCAGTCGATGCTGGCAAAACATTTATCATATCCGTTGAAGTAACGGACTAGGTTAGTTGTTATGGTAGTTCGACTAGAGGGGAATGTAAACGGAGAGTCAGTGATCTTAACTAGATCCGCTGACTCTTTAGATTTATGGAAGTCCGTTATACCAGCCACATTAAACGGCAGGTATGTAATCGGATTAACTGCATATGATGAGGCAGGGAATGTAAGTAGCTATTCTACATACATACTTACAGTAGATCTGAAAGCATTAAGAGTTTCACTGAAGCCTTTTGATTTGTATGCAACCTTGCACAACGAGAAATAAGAAGAAAAAAAGAGGAGGAGAACATGCAAAAAAAGAAAGTGATCATAATGCACCCGGGAGAATCCAGAACAGCAGTAATTACTATACATTCTATTAAAAATGAGAAATTTACAATTGAAAGTGCGGAGTATTCGCTAATATACATGAAAGACAAAGCTGAAGAAAGCACTGGAGTTTGTAATATTAAAGAACATGATATAGAAGCACTGATTTCTCCTCAAAAGCGTGGTACCTATACACTTGACATCAGATATGCAGTATTAGACGAAATCTTAATAGAGCATATAGAAGTGAAGGTGGTATGATGGCAGCAGAAATCATTGAAATTAAGTCTGTAAGCCTGTCTCCTAACCCAGTACAGACCGGTGGAAAAGTTAAGATCAGCGTAGGACTTGAAGCAAACGAAAGTGATGTTAATTGCTTCTATTGCATATTTTCTTCCGAATTAGAAACAAGTAAAGTAACAACAACAGCAACGGTGTAGCTGATGAAGGAGACATATTTGGATGATGAATACTTAAGAAGGCACGAGCATGAAGAGTTTGCAAGACGTGTTGATCAAGAAAATAAACGCCAGAATCGCAGATTAGATATCATAGATTCTACGTTAAGCCAATTAAATGAATTGACAATTTCTGTACAGAATCTTGCAACGAGCATGAAACACATGTTAGACATTCAAACAGAACAGAACAAACGGCTTGAAGAGCTAGAAAACCGAGACGGAGAGAAATGGAGAAGCATCTCTATGTATGTCCTGACTGCGTTAATTGGAGCAGTGATCGGATTTGTACTCAAACAAGTTGGAATATAAGAAGGAGAGATAAGATGAAAGAATTATTTGAACAGAATAAAGTACTATTTTTAGCAGTGATCACAATTTTGATTGCTGTTTTTTTAATTAAGAAACTGATTGAATATGTACAGAAGAAAGGATTGGAAGGCATTAGATTATATGTCTATGAGTTGTTCGTAGAAGCAGAGGAACGATTCAAAGAATCTGGACAAGGACAAGCTAAATTTGATTATGTAATTCAGCTGGCGAGATCGCTATTACCGAAGCCAGTACAGATTTTTGTGACTGATAATATGTTAAAAGAAGCTGTGCAACTGTGGTTTGACGGCATTAAAGATCTACTCGATGATGGTAAATTAAATGCTTCAATTTTAGAAGAAAGAGAAGAAGAGAGAAAAGGAGAGTGATCGGTATGGCACATGTAACAAATAAATGCATCAAGCTTGTGAAAAAATTTGAAGGACTTTATAAAAAAGCTTATCGAGATGAGGTCGGTGTCTGGACGATCGGCTATGGAATTACTAACGCAGATAAATCTATCACAGGAGCAACGATAAAAGCTGGACTCGTGATCTCTGAAAAGACAGCGGATAACTGGCTTGAAAGATCACTGAATAGCAAATATCTGCAAAAAGTCATGAAATATGATAAAAAGTATAATTGGAATCAGAACGAAATTGATGCCCTTGTATCTTTTGCATATAATATTGGCAGCATTGATGGGCTTACAGCTAATGGAACTAGATCTAGAGCTACGATTGCAGCTAAAATTTTAGAATACAACAAAGCTGCTGGGAAAGTCTACAGAGGATTGACAAGAAGAAGAAAAGCAGAAAGAAAACTATTTTTGACAGCGACAAAAGCTAAGAAGAAAGCTAAGAAGAAAGCTGTGAAAAAAGTCTACGCAAAAGTTAATACTAAGCATGATCCGTTGACAATCAGAAAGTCTGCATCTTCGACAGCAGCAGTGCTTGGAAGAGTACCGAAGAAATCTAAAGTTAAAGTAATAAAAAAAGGCAGCACGTGGACGAAAGTTAAGTACAAGAGTGTAACAGGGTATTCAGCCACAAAATACCTTAAATTTTAATATTAACCAGGGGAGAAATCCTCTGGTCTTTTTTTATTGCAGAAAAATAATGTAAAAATATAAAAAATAATGTAAAATCTATTGCATTTTGCGTAAAATAGTGTATAATATAATTATAAGATAAATAAAACATATTGGTAAATATAAAGGAGAAAAGGTTATGAATAAAGATATTAAAAGTGAAGTTTACAATGCACTGGCAAACATCATGTTTGAAACAGGGGCAAGCAAAGAGGATATGGATAAAGCGATCAACTGGTTCAATGAAAAATTTTATGTAGATGCAAACGAGGAGGAAGAAAATGATTAAATTTGAAAAAGGACAGGTTTACACAGGAAGCGATTCAAATATCTTTGTAAAGGGAGCATACGGAAGCATGGTAAGATTCATCGAAGGATGTTCCGCAGCAGCGATCCATGATATGCAAGAGATTCCAGCAGAGAACTTAGAAGAATACCTCAATGAATGGGGGTTCAAGAGAGCAGATCCTGAATACGAAGCATTTCTGAATGCTTAATAAATAACAACCGACCGGGAGCGGTTATCTCCCGGAGAAAGCGAGATCATTATGAATACATTAGATATCTTTGAAAAACTGAAGAATGCTTATGAGTGCAGCACTCGCAGAGCAAACTATTTCAAACAGGCATTAGAGTCTGTGAAATGGGATAGTACATTCTTCGCTGATGAGGAATACTATTTCATCAAGGGCGATCTAACTTTTACGACACCATCCCTTGATCCATTCAGTACAGAGCGGGCACCAAGCGGAATGTTTGCCGATACGTTCAGATCATTCGACTTTTATTAATCCATCCACCCACCCCGGAGGTTACGAGGGTAGAAAGCGAGAAGAAAAATGAAAAATAAAAATTATAAATATTATCAACCGAACGATAAAGACACAAAAGATAAATACGGAGACTGCGTAATCAGGGCATTAACAAAAGTTCTGTGCAAAGACTGGCTAACAGTGTTTGATGAACTTTTACCATATGCCAAAGAATTACAGTGTATGCCAAACGAGCGGAGATGTTATGAAGAGTATTTATTCGATAATGGCTTTGCTTATCAGGGTGTCAGCAATAGAAAAGGGTCTAAACGACCAACTGTTGAGAGCTTTTCAAAGGATCACAAACAGGGCAGTTACTTTGTGAATGTCGCAAATCATGTGGTTGCAATTTCAGATGGCAGTTATTACGACACATGGGATTCTGGGGACTGTTGTTTGTATGGATATTATTATAAAGAGGGAAAATAATTGATAACCAACCGGGAGGTAATTACTCCAGGAGAAGAGGAGTAAAAACTGTGACTAAGAACGCAGAAAAGAAAGCAAGAGCCATGCTAAGTAGATTATCAACAGAAAGACTTATCAAAGAGTTCGACATGACCGAAGATATGCCGGCTAGCTTTGAGTTATCAATGGTCCGCGGTTGGATCATGGACGAGCTGGAGAAAAGAGATCCTACGGCGTATGATAAGTGGCTAGACATGGACTACCCAACGAATAAAGCGTTGAGAGAATTATACTTAGGAGATCAGGCTTTACAAACAGCTGAAACTAAGTAATAATAAGCGTATTAGAGGTTTTAGGAGAAAAGAAGGGAGAAACACACATGTTAACTTACAAGACGGATATCATACAGAGGCTGAAAGAAGCTGGATATAACACTAGCAGAATAAGGAAAGAGAAACTCATATCAGAGAATGCATTGCAGCAGATCAGGGAGGGAGAAATGGTCGCTATAAAAACGCTGACGAAGCTATGTGAGCTGTTGGATGCACAGCCTGGAGATCTTATTGGATATGACAATGGAAATGATAAGATCAGGAAAACTATCACGCTAGACGTAGAATTTGATCGTAATTTCACACCGCCATTATTCTTTGATAATGACGAGGAAAACAGTGTATGCAAGGGCTGTCCGTTTTACTTTTCCAAAGATGAATGCAATCCGTGCTGTGTGTGTCCATCAATAAATGAGGACGAAAAATGCCCGATCCATTTGATAAATATATAATTTTATAAGCTGTTACTTGTTTGTGGTAGCAGCTTTTTTTGATGTTTTGGGAGGTAGAAGATTATGTATAATGCAGTAGACGTAGCAAGCTATATCGTAGGAAGATGTGCGAACCTTGGACGACCAGTAACTAATTTGCAGTTACAAAAAATATTGTATTATGTGCAGCTCAACTTCATGAGAACGTTAAGTAAATGTGCTTTCGAGGACGATATTCAGGCATGGAGACATGGACCGGCAGTGAAAGAGGTGTATGATAAATACAGTGTATGGGGCAGACATGAGATCGTACCTAGAGCGGTACAATCCGCAAAAGAAACGTTCTTAGAAAAAGATAGAGAGTTGATTGATCGAGTAACAGATGCGTGCCTACTATTGGATCCATGGGAGCTAGTAGAGAGATCACAAAAAGCTGGTGGACCATGGCATCGGAGTTTTGATGGAAACCTTGACAAGGTAATACCGAAGGAATTGATGAAGAAATATGCAAAAGATCACTGATATAATTTAGAAATTATAAATACTTTATACCGATTTAGACCGAGGAAAAACCTTGGTCTATTTTTTTATTGCTTTGGACTGTCCTTGTATTTGTCCGTGGACATTCCATAGACATTCCGTGGAAATTCCGAAGAATGTCCAAAAAAATAAAAACCGAAAATTTCATGGATTTTCCCAAAATTCAATTTTTGCCCCAAAAATGACACGGTACAAATTTTGATCGAACTCTTTCATATTATATATACATAGTCAAACTCGTAAAAAATTACGCTGTCCGATGGACTGTCCGTGGACTGTCCGCGATTTTGTCCCATGAGCATATATACATAACATAAACATAA